AGGCCTGGTATTTCCAGCCGATGACGGACATCCTGGATCGCATCGAGCTGCTCTCGGCTCACCTGGCCGAAACACTGAACACCACGAGCGAAGAGCAGTACAACGAGGTGGTGGAAGCGAAGGCTGGCCTGTATACCGTTCCACTGCCATCATCCGCGGCACAGGTGGATACCGTTACCGGTAAGTACTACGTATTCGACCTGTACGACATTTACCAGTCTTACGGCACCCGTAGCCGTTCGGTCTATGTGGCGCGCCCGAACAAGGGTACGCAGTCCGTCAGTACTCAGTATGCGAACGCATCGGCTTTAGGTGTGTCAGAAGCTGTCATGACCAGCGAACGCGCCCGCAATGCCCAGCCGGCTAAGGTAACCTTTACCAAAGCTCAGCTGATGGAAGGTGTGCAGCAGCTGAAGACGGTGATCAAAGATCTGATGGCGTACATGGAACAGCAGTCGCTGATCGTTCAGAGCTATCGCAACTACGTGCAGTCCACCAACAACTACGAAAACTTTAAGAAGAATTCGTTTGTTGACAAACAGGTGCTGGCGCGTGTGGGTGCTCAGGCGGGCGCTATCCTCGCTCTCTTTGACATGACCTGCATCTCCTTCTACCCAACGGCCAAAGACGTGGATGCGATGGCGGCGGTATTGAAAGCCTTCGTTTACAGCTCCGATCTGAGTAAGGGTTAACTATGTCCGACATCGCCATGTTGTTAGAAGGCGTCGGGTTGGAAGCGTTTGACGATGCGCAGGCCCCTACGCCTGCGCTCGATCTGACCGTTGACCTAACCCCGCTGACCGAAACCAGTGCCGTCGTTGATACGGCACTCGGGGAGATGGAAGCTGAACGTCAGCGTTTGGTGGGGCTGCGTGACGCGTATGACTACGGCCAGTCGATGCGTGAAACCTTATCGGAATCTGCCGCAGCCGACCTGCAGCAGCGCGTCATTGCAGTGCTGGGTGAAGAACGCGCTACCACCATCGTGGGTTCTGTTGAAAGCTATAACGGTCCACTGGCTGGATCGCTGCTCACCTGCGGTCTGGAATCGATCTCCGGTTTCCTGCGCAACGCCATTGCCGAGCTGATCCGTCTGATCCGCACCGGTATTCGCACGATGATGCAATACTTCAGCTCCGCAAGAGTCGTGCTGGGCAAACAGCTCGAAGCCAACGATCTGCTGCGTAAGGCCCTGGGTAGCTCTGACGCGCCGTGGCAGAACTGGGCGCTGGAAGTGAAGGATGTCTACCGGGGCGTGACGATCGGCAGTGCTAAGGTTACCGGACCCCAGCTGCGTGCCCTGTGCACCACTGACGGTTCTAGCCTCACCGTCCCCGAGGACTTCGTCGGTATCTTAAAGAGCACCGCGCACTTTATCCTGAACTCGGCAATTCCTGGACTGAGCGGGTTGAATGATCATTACGCAGCGATCCTGCAGGTGGTGCGTAAATCACCTTCAATGTCGGAGCCTAGCCGCTTCCTGCACTTGGCGCAGCTGCACATTGACCGCTTTGTACCCGCTAACCGTCTGCTTGCCAGCGGACCGGATAAGCACGGTATGTGTATGTTGTCGACCAATCAGCTCATGGGGGCAAAGGTCTTTAATATCCGTGCTACGCCGATCGTTATGCATCAGCGTTACGGGCACGATGCCAATGCCTTAGAGGTGGTCAAGCAAATGTCACAAACCACCGCCGGTGTTAACTCGGTTAACCTGCGGAACGTGCGGACTCAGCTTAGCGTACGAGCACTGTCACAACCAGCAGGTCTTGCCTCACTGGACCAGGTGGATTACATCGCGAACGTGTTCCTGAAGCTCGACTACGCCGATGACATGAACACCCTGGCCAAAGTCGCCGATCGTTTAGCCCATGAGGTGCTGTTGCAGCTGGATGGCGATAGCCGTATGGACTTCTGTGGTCGTGTCACTGAGATCATGTCCGCCTTGACCCGTGTAACAGCAAGCGCTACCCGCGAGCTGATTGCCTACGTCAATGAGCTGTGCGATGCGGTGCGTGCTTACGTATCGGTCAGCGCCGGCATCCGCTAATTGAGGTTACTATGACAAGCATTGCAGGTTTTATTAGTGGGTCAGGCCTCGAAGGATTCGAAGACACGCCGGCAGTAACCGATCTGCCGGATGATGTCAGGGATGATGAGCTAGCGGAAGTCAGCCGTGATGTGGACTTAACCGTCCAGGCCCTTAACGATCAACAACAGCGTGTGGCGACTCTGACTGATGTACGTGCCTACGGTGAAAGCATTCGTGCTACGCTCACCCCGGCTGAAATTACGGAGCTCCAGCGTCGGGTGGTGGCGGTGGTGGGTGAAGAGCGCGGTCTGACCATTGTGGGTTCGGTAGAACACTACGGTGGCAGCACCGGGCAGTACGTGCTTGATGCCGGGCTGGAGTCGGTGGGCGCTATGCTACGTGCAGCGCTGGAAGCACTGATTAAGCTGATCCGTACCGGTGCGAAAGTCATGATGCGCTTCTTCAGCTCCGCCAAGGTAGTGCTGGGTAGGCAGCTGAAGGCACTGGTGGATTTGAAAAACTCGGTCAACAACAAGCTTGAAGGTTGGGAAGAGTTTCAGATCTCCATTGGCGGCGGTACCGGGGTGAAGGTAAATCACGGTCCCAGTGGAACCATCTTTGATCCACAGGCTGATGAGCCTTTGACCCCGTATGCGGCTGACGACGGTAAACGTCTAACACCTGATGCGCTGTATCGGGTACATGCCTCGCTTCTGTCCGTTACCAGCGCCAACGGCACGCTGCGCATCCCAAGTCCGTTTGTCCCGGTATTAAAAGAAACGGTCAGTGAGCTCCAGGGCGTAGTGCTGAAATCTGCCGAAGGCTTTTGTGAGCTGTACGACGATGTCATGGGGGCGGTTAAGGCCGCAGCCAAAGCGTCGGATGCTAATGTGGACGCCATCTTTAACAGCCTGGTGCTTGAGAAGTATGTTCCTCTGTCCAAGATGAAAATTGGCCGGGACAGCAACGAGTTCCAGACACGTGTCTACAGCAAGTCGATGTTGGGTGACGTAGACTTTAACTTCTACGGTCCGCCGTGTGTGGTGTTTGCCGCAGCCGGCAGAAACACCAACGACGTGCTGAAGTCAGCGAACAGCTATGCGTCAATGGGGATGTCACTGGGTTGTCGTAATCCTGAACGCACAGAGCTCGACGGTTCAGTACTCTCGCTGAATAAGAAAGATAGCCTGGCCGCCATTGCGAGCGTGGAAGATCTGGTAGATTCCATCATTTCCTCCAAGCTTGATAAAGCCTCAGGCGAGCTGGCGAAGCAGGCCGACGAGATTGCCAGTCGGGTGCTGCCAAGTCTCGACACCGGTAAAGCATCTGATGATTACCGTGGTGCCATTGCCCGTGCAATGAGCAACCTGACCGGTATCACCGGTGCGCTCCCGCGCGACCTGATTAGCTACGCCAACCAGTTAACCAACGCGGTGAAGCACTACGTTGAGGTGAGCGCGGCCCTGTAATATACCGTATCGTTGATTAACCATTATATGTGCCACCCGTGCGGTACACACGGGTTAATTGACGATACGTCATTTCATGAAATTACGGAGTACAAACAATGAGTATGTTTCTTGACGCCCTGTTAGCCAGTGCTGGCAATGAAGCTTTTGATGACCAGGCAGCACCGGTGGTAGAGCCTGCGCCTGAGGTTGTGGTTGCACCAGTTGTGGCGGAACCTGAAGTGGTGACAGCACCTATCGTGGCTGCGCCGGTAGTAGAGCCTGTGGTTGAAACGGTAGTGACTCCAGACCCTGTTGACGTAGCCGCGGTTAACGCCGCTGCGGTACTGGTGGCGGAAGCGGAAGCGGATCTGGAGATTGCCAACAGTCGCGTTGCGCTGGCCACCCTCGATGGTGAACTGGCTGTCGCCGAGCGTGAAGTGGCCGCCGACACCGATGCGATTAACCATATCCAGGAAGTGACTGCCGGTATCGAACACTTTATGGAAGTAGGTAGCATCTCTGCCTCGACCGCCATGCTGCTGCAGCAGTCGGTTAACTCCGCGATGCGCAAGCTCGGTAAAGACGGCCGTGAAACCATGGCCGGCGGCCTGGAACAATTCGGTGACTCTCCGGACCAGGCGATGATCGTTCTGGGCGCTGGCTTGCTTGAGCTGGAAGAAGAGAAGAAGTCGCTGGCCACCAAGGTCATGAACGCAATCAAAGCGATTGTGAAAACGATTGGTGGGTTTATCGACCAAATGTTCGGTGCCACAACCCAGATGCGTACGAAGGTCACCGGCCTGCAGAAGACCATCAAGGGCAAGCCGGAGAAAGAAGTTGAGATCCGTGTGGGTGAGCTGATGATCAGCAAAGAGTACTCCACCAACATCCCAGCTGACCTCGACAAGTTTAAAACAGCAATGATCACCAACACCATTGCTGCCATCACCAGTCGCAGCAACTGGTACTTTAAAACCGCACCACAGTGGATCAACAAGATCGCTGCCGCCGGTGACGCCGATGAAGCGCTGGGTTACGTGAAGAAGCTGGTTGTGCCGCCGATGAAGAACGCCACCACCTCCGTGCGTGACGAAGAAGGCATGGTATTGAAGCGCACCGAAGTGACCCTCGGTAACTACGCGGTGTTTGAGCTGTCGGTGAAAGCCGGTGCGCCAACCGACGCCGCAAGTGCGGTCGCCTACCTGAAAGCTACCGCCAAGTCACGCATTAACATTCAGCGTGCGAAGATCGGTATCGCCCCACCTGAGCCTATCACGATGAACGAAGCACTGGCTTCTAAAATCCTGAGCTCGGTAGACAGCTTGCTGGCGGAAGTGGCCAGCCTCAAACCGGCTATCGATGCCCTGGTGAAACAGAGCATCGACTTCAAAGCTATCACCAGCGAAGATGCTGATGTGAAGAAGATGGCGAAAGAAGCCGCTAACCTGCCAATGGGTCTGGTGGATACCGTGTCCCAGCTGCCACGTACCGTTGCCCGCGCGGCCCTGGACGTGTCTAAATCGGCCGTTGACCTGGTTGAAGCTTTTGCCAAAGCCAAGAAAGCTGACGCTGCCGAGAAAGACGGTGACGCCGATGCCGAAGCTGTACCAGCGTAACATTGTCTAACCACTGGGGGAGGGGTTTTCCCCTCCTCCTTTATTCCGCCCTATAGGTGAAACCATGAGTGAAGGACTGTCCCTTGGTGTCAACCACCAGATGCTCGTCGACGAGTATTCACCCCGGGCTGTCGATGACAGTCAGGCATTAGATGACATTACCGAACGCCTTACCAAGGACAGTCCCGAACTGTCTGAAGGTAACGAAGCCCTGGTCATGATTGCCGCCCATGCCCCGGAAGCCATTCCGACCGACCTGGAGTTGGAGACCCTGCTGTTCCGTGTACGCGAAGCCGTGTTGGGTTACTTAGGTCAACACAGCGGCGAGGCCAAGCTGGAGGTCAGCGGCCTCGATGAACCCTTGACCGATATCGGCCTTGAGGATTACAAGCAGGTATTGCTTGCGGTGAAAGACCGGGTGATAAAAGCCATCCGCTGGCTGGCCAAACAGTTTGTCGCGGCCTATAAGCGCCTGAGCGATCGTCTGGGGCGTTTATCGGTGCGCCTGATGATGATCGAGCGCAAGCTGGACTCGAGCAGCGACAGCGCCATTCCCACCGATGTGATTAAACTGCCGCCGTCTGCGGCGATGCTCTCACTGTTAGGGAAGATTCCGGCTAACGCCTCGGAGGTGATGAACGCGGTCAACAAAGTCAAGTGGCTCTTCACCACCGTCCACAACGACTTTAACCTGTACCAGAACACCTTCAAGCGTGCAATGGAATCCGGTAACCGCACCGAGGTGTTGGAGCTCGTTCGTGATTACCTGGGACATTTGGCTAACCGCTTGAATGCCAAGGCAGATTCACAGCGTAACGGTCGTCTGGTGTTTAACCAACTGCCTAACAGTTACATCGTGGAAATTTCCCAGGGTGACTCTTTTACCGACTGTTGGGCCACAATCAACCGTACCGGGATACTCAACGTCGGTGGCGAAGAGTCACGCCGTCCGGATCGAGCAAGCCTGTCACGTCTGGTCAGCGAACAGCGTAACTTCCTGAAGGTGGTAAACGAACTCTACGGGAAAGTCGGTAGCCGCTTGACCACGGACTTCCGTAACCTGGTGCGTGACGCCGAACGCAGCCTGGATCGTTCAAACACGGATAACCGCACGGTGGAGTCCACTATCAACTGGTTTACCGAACAGCAGAACCGACTGTTCTATCGCAGCATGGTCATGGCCTGCAGTACCATGTCAGCCGCCATGGACTACTGTGTGGTGTCGTTACGGGCCGATGGCGTGGGCGTTGAAGACCTGGCCGATGACGAATCCTTTGTTGGTGAAGGTGCAGCGTCGCATGTAGCACAGCTGGGGCAATACTTTGATCAGCGGCAGGCTACTCTGGATCGCGCATTGGTGGGAATAACCACGCTCAGCGCCGCGGTAGAATCACTGGCCGAAAGCGGCACTCCTGATCACAGCGTCAGTCAGTTGCTACGCGCCGATCTGCAACCGGCACTCGCTCGCTATGACGGCCTGCTTAACCATCAGCGTTACCTTTACCCGGGCGAGCTGCCAGACTGTTCGGAATCGCTGATGCAGATGATGAACGCGGTCCAGCGTGAGCTGAACCTCTTTAGCACCACGTCCATGAAAGAGTTTCGCCTCCTGTTCCGTGTACGTACCGAAGAGGACAAACCTACCAGTCCGTTGTTGAAGAAGCACGGCTACCTGGGAGAATCCGGCTATGTTCAATATTTACGTTACGGTAGCGAGACTCCAACGAATTGCGAAGGTGTCATGGAAGGGGCCCGCTATGGCGTGCGCACTCTTATTGATATACTGGCAGACTTCCGTGCTCGAACCGATACGGTGGTGGGAGCTCTTGGCGACACTGATATCCTGGTAACCGAGGTCTATGATGCCGTGGGTGCACAAAGCCGTACGGCGTTGCAGGATGTGACCCTGACCGGAGGCGTAGAGCTGAAGGCCTTGGTCAGCAACAGCGCATTTGGTTCGGTGTCCACGGCACACCTTTCGCTGTCGACTGACGCTATCGCACCGTATAGCGTGCCCGCCCCGGATGCCGAGGCCCGGGAGAAGATCCAGGAGCTGCTCGTTGTGTTAGTGGAGCTGGACGTTGCGTTAACGGATCACTGGCAGGCGATTAACCGCATCGTGCAGCACACCCGCACCATCCAAGGTATCTTGTTGGACAGCATGGCGCAGTGTAACCGCTCGCAGGTAGAAGGCTGGCTCAAGCACGGCCTTGCCTATCTGGGGTTATTGTTGACCGAAGCCCGCTGGCAATCTAACCTGCTGCGGGATCTGATGCTGTATCGTGAAGCTATGATCCTGTCGCTGTGCTTCTACCAAAACACCGGGGTGGATGAATGATTCCTGCAAAAATACCGTACCAGTACGAGTACCCGCTGGATTTCACCCCGTATGCCAAGGTCATGGCGACGCAGGTGATCAACCAGCCGCCTACGCCAGAATTGGCCGAGGTGCTGGCGGAGATTACCGGCCATCCCTGGACCACGGAGTTTCAGCAGCCGTATACGCTGTATGGCGCCAAGGTGTTCTATCGCGGGCCTAACCTGCCGGAGTTTCCCTCCAGCAACCGCTTTAGTTACTGCATTGGCATCGAACTCAGCAGCTGGTATTTTAACCGGCGTTTGTACCTGGTATTCAACATCTTAGAGTAGGTCGGCATAAGTGGCACTCCTCTCCCCAGCCAGGGAGAGGAGGCCGCTGTGTTTTATGCCGGGTTAATCTACAAAACCAAGCGGGAGTTCAGGCAGGGCATCGCCCACGTTCAGCAAACGCACCGCATCCTTGAAGTCCCAGTACTTCTTGTACGCCGCATCGATACCGGCAAGCAGCGCCAACAGTTGATCCACAAGTTCAGCCGGTGTGAAATCAACAAACGTATTTTCGTAGGTACGAATGGACATGACATCAGTAGCGCCTGCTTCTTTACGCATCAGGGCAACCTGGAACAGTCCCACCCAGTTTCCACGATCACGCGGTGCCGCCTGCAGATGATAGCTGACGGTTTCGCCGTTGATCTCTTTGCTAAACGGAATACCGATCTTCAGCTCGCTTTCAACCAGCTGATCTGCATCGTTTAACAGCGCCGTGCGGCGTGCGTTAAAGGTGGTGGTTGCATCCGTTTCGCTGACCACCCAGGTTTGGTACCACTCGCCGTCTTCGCGCAGTTCAGGCGCACCCTGAATCACCACGTCGCCGGCAGGCTGCTCGACCGCGTTTACTACCGCGTAGCCAAAGCCGGCCAGTTCGGACACCGCCAGGGTATCAGAGGAGAAGATGGTTTGACGGTTGTCGTCTTTCAGGTTACGGTAGTAGCGGGGAAACTCCAGGGTTTCCAGTTTAATCAACGGCGTGGAGCCATTAATCGCGCGTACGGTTTCAGTTTCGCTCATAGCGTCCTCAGTACAAAAAAGAAAAGGGTAAAGACAGGGGGTGTCGCCACCCCCTGATAGGTTACACGGACATCGAGGTTTGACCGGTCAGGTTCGCCCCGTCCCACAGCAGTGCAATCACCGTACGGGTGTCACCCAGTACCGGCGTTTCACCGCGCGACCAGCTGATCGGGTTAGTGAAGGTGATGTTACCTCCCTTCCCTTCCAGTACGATCACGATGGTCGCAATACGGGTTGCCGCTGGCAAGTTGGTGATGGTCAACGCCTTGGTCGTGGTGCCCGACAGCTTAAAGCCGTTGCCCAGCGCAAAGTCCAGGGTATTACCCGCAGGCTGGATCAGCTTCAGATCGTAGCGATCGAAGTCAAACTTCAGTGCCGTCCAGGCACCGTCCTTACGCACGTAGCGCACGCCGTCGACCGGCGCATCATAGACGTTACCGCCGCCGAGTTTCCCGAGAATGGACCAGGTTGCGGTGTCGGTCTTCTGGTAGTAGTCGAGGTTATCGGTACGCAGGTAGAAGTCACCGACGACGCCGGTGGCGGAGTTTGGCACACCGCCAAGCACGATCCATTTGGTACCCGGATCACCCTTATCACCTTTGTTCCCTTTATCCCCGGTATCACCCTTGGCGCCCGTCAGACCACGAATACCCTGATCACCTTTCGGTCCTTGGATGGTGCCGACATCGACGAATGCACTGCCGTCCCACACGTGGAAGTTGTTGCCGACCATGTAGCCGTCACCGACCGCATCGGCCGTTGCTGGTAAATCGCTAACGGTGGCTTTCTTGCCAAGGATTTTAATCCCCGCCCCGATGTCACCCTTCTCACCCTGTGGGCCCGCTGGGCCTTCAAAGTCACCCATGTCCACCCAAGCGGTACCGTTCCAGGTTTTCAGGTGGGTGTCCACGCCCCAGGTATCGCCTACTACTTGCCCGGTGGTTGGCAGGTCACCGTCGGTGGCCACGTAGCCTTTAAAGGAAACGCCGTCACCTTTATCGCCGGTATCGCCCTTGTCGCCTTGGACACCCTGTGCACCTTGTGAGCCAACGTCACCCTTATCGCCCTTGTCACCTTTGACCCCGGTTGCACCCGTGTCGCCTTTCGCCCCGGTGTCACCTTTTGGTCCCTGCAGGCTACCCAGATCCAGCCATGCCGTACCGCTAGACACATGCGAGTGCATGGTATCAGACGCCACGTAGATCCAGCCGGTGTTACCGGTTGCGGCAGCAGGCAAGACAGATGCGGACGCAACGGTGCCTTTCGGTACCAGACCTGCGCCGATGTCGCCCTTGTCGCCTTTGGCACCCGTATCGCCTTTCACGCCCTGTGCACCCGACATGTCACCCATGTCAACCCAGGCGGTGCCGTTAGAGATCCAGGAGTGCTTGGTGTCGGCTAAGGTGTAGTACCAACCGATGTTACCTGCAGCCGCAGCCGGGAGTGCTGCCTGGTTCGCCACGGAGCCTTTGGCAATTACAGCAGATCCGGTGTCACCCTTATCGCCTTTATCACCTTTGGCACCGGTAGCGCCAGTGTCACCTTTGGCACCGTCAGCGCCTTTAGCACCGGAGAAGTCACCGAAGTCAACCCACGCAGACCCGCTTGACACGTGGCTGTGTTTATCATCCAGCGTGACGTACATCCAACCGGCGTTAGCGGTAGCGGCAGCCGGCAGGGCGGCGGCGTTAGCCACGGTACCTTTCGGCGTGATGCTCTTACCGTCAGCACCTGCAGCACCCACATCCCCAGTGTCGCCTTTATCCCCTTTCGGCCCCTGGATGTTACCAACGTTGGTAAACGCGGTACCCACCCACACCCACAGGTTGCCGGCAATCAGGTAGCCGTCACCGTTAGAGGCGGACGCCGGCAGTTCAGACTCGGTGCTGAACTTACCGAGAATGGTTACGGAGCGACCATCAGCGCCTTTCTCCCCGGTATCCCCTTTCGGACCGGTATCGCCTTTGGCACCGGTGTCACCCTTGCTGCCGGTGTCACCTTTATCACCCTTGTCGCCTTTTACGCCAGCGACGGCACCGGCATCGGTCCAGGCGTTGGTTTGCCACACCATCAGATGCGGTACACCCGAGATGTCAGCAATCCACGCATCGCCGTCAGTGTTACCGGATGCAGGCAGTTCAGCGACGCTGGTTTTCTTACCTTTCAGCGCAATGCCACTACCGGTATCACCTTTGTCACCTTTATCACCCTTAACGCCGGTTGCACCGGTTGCACCGTCTTTCCCGTTGGTGCCGTCTTTCCCTGCTGGGCCCTGGAGACCGGTGTTACCGATATCCCCTTTATCGCCCTTATCACCTTTGATACCCTGGTCACCTTTCGGCCCCTGGATCGCACCCAGGTTTTCAAACGCAGAGCCGGTCCAGCCGTAGAAGTCACCGGCAATCAGGTAACCCTGACCGAGTTGGGCAGACGCAGGCAGTTCACCTACGGCATTCAGTTTACCGAGAATGGTGATGCCTGGACCCATGTCGCCCTGGATACCCTGATCCCCTTGGTCGCCCTTGTCGCCCTTCAGGCCTTTCTCGCCCTGGTCGCCTTTGTCGCCTTTCGGACCAACGTCACCTTTGGAGCCCTGGTCACCCTTGGCACCGGTGTCGCCCTTATCACCCTTTGGACCGACCTGACCCACGATGGACCATTTGCTGCCGTCCCATACGTGCATCTGTTGCTGGATGATGTACGCGTCACCCACAATCTGATCCTGGGTAGGCAGGTCAGCGGTGGTGTTGAAGGAGCCGCGAATCTGCAGACCGATACCGTCAGCACCTTTCTGTGCGTCGAGGAACTCCTCTACGGTACCCTGGTTACCCTCTTTCAGCCACAGGTCATAGTTGGACAGACCCTGCGGACCGGACATGTCACCGAGATCAACCCAGACGCCATTGGAGACGGTATGGTAGTGACCTTTGATCACGAAGGTGTCGCCGTTGCCGTAGTCCGCCGCATCCGGCAGCTGGCTAACGTCGTCGAGATAATCAATGACCTGAATACCCAGACCACGATCACCCTTATCGCCCTTATCGCCCTTATCACCTTTTGCACCGGTAGCACCCGTGTCGCCCTTATCGCCCTTGACACCTTGTGGGCCGGTGAAGTTCCCCATGTCCAGCCACTGCGTACCGTCAGACACGTGCATGTGACCGGCGATGGTGTAAACCCAAGAGACGTTGCTGCTTGATGCCGCTGGCAGGTTAGCGGTAGACGTCAGGGTGCCTTTGGCCACCAGACCGGTACCCTGTGGCCCACGCAGATCACCGAGGTTAACCCAGGTGGTACCGTTAGAGCCGTACAGCACCGAGCCGACCATCGCTAAGGCGTTGAGGTTGCTGCCCGCGGGTGGCAGTGCGCCTACGGTGGCAAAGACGCCGATGATGGAGACCGATACCCCGTCCTTACCGACGAAGGAACCAATGCTCGTCCAGCCAGTACCGTTCCAGGCCCAACCTTCGGCTTTGACAAACCAGGTATCGCCTTTGACGTTACCCGTTGCCGGCAGTGACGCAAAGTCAGGCTTGGTGCCAAGCAGGCGGATATTGGTACCGTCTACCCCGTTGGTGCCGGCAGTCCCGGTGTCACCCTTATCGCCCTTGTCACCTTTGGCGCCCGTTGCCCCGGCAGCGCCAGTGCTACCGGTGTCCCCTTTGTCACCCTTATCTCCCTTGTCACCTTTGGCACCCGTTGCCCCGGCAGCGCCGGTATCACCTTTCGGACCAACCATCAGCGACAGTGGAATTTTAACGGTTTGTCCTGATTGAACCACCGGCACTACCTCGGTTCCCGTGAGTGTAGCATTGCCTGCCGGCAGTTGACTGATTGGAGTTTTGCTATTCGCCATTACAGCACCTTATTCGGAAAATGGATAAAGATAAAATCAGGATCCCTCGACGACCAAATATTTGCCGTCTTCAGTTAACAATGCAAAGTCATCTTCGGTCATGATTGCGCCAATCGGGATGCCGATAACCGCCACGGTTAACTGACCCTGATAGGCTAATGACCTATTGGTTATAATGGTGTAGAGAATGTTGCCATTGGCATCTACGTTGGCTGGATTAATGGGGTCATTGACAACCTCGCTGAGGCTAAGCCCAAGACCGTAACGATCATTAAAGGCAACGAGGATGTCCGCAACGCTTTGTAAACTGGGTACTGTCAATACCACTTTGAACCGGAATAGCGATTCCAGGTCCAGGCGGTTGTAATTGCCTAATACGCTGCCTACGTACCCGCCACCCGGTTTAGCCAGAATGGGAAGGTTGGTATCCCCATTGACTGGATTCACGACTTGGTCAGGTATCCCGAAGCGAACTTGCGCACTGGTCAAGGCGGTGTTGTTATCCTTGTTCAGTTGGGCAAGCAAGATCAGATCCGAAGGCTGTTTCAGGATGGTCATACAAGGTCTCCCTCACGGCGGTTTCTACGATCATAGTATATTTTCAATAATACATAGTCGACCTATTAAGGGAGTGACGAAATCGTATAGCTTTCCACATTACCTGAGGTTGTCTATGCCTATCGTTAAGCGCCAAATAAAGGAACAGCATAAATCGATTATTCGCCCGGTGGTGATCGATGTGGTGAACGACCTGATTCGTTTCATGGAGCTGAAGCCTAACACCGACATGATCTTCCGCGGCCATGCGGATATTGCCCTGATGCCCAACGGGGTGATTGGGGTGAAGCCTGCCGGCTCCGTCAAAGAAAACATCCGCACCGTGGGCCGGGAACGTATCTTCATCGAGATCGAAGAAGAGGCGCCAGAGACCACACTCTTGGAGATGCCGGTCACCTACCCGGAATGGCCGTACATCTTTGCCGATGAATCGCTGGGGATTTTCATCTACCCGATCAAAGAACGTACCAGCGTGCGCATCAACTTCATCAACCGCTTTACCTCCAAGGCCAGCGCTGACGCCTGGACCTCGTTGATGAAGCAGCTGGTTGCCCAGATGGTAAAGGATGTGCTGCACCAGGCGACCTACCACTACGCCTACCCGGATGAGGTGTTGGGGTTGTTGCACACGCTGTGGAAGTACCGCGAGAACCAGGGCGGGTATAACGAGTCGTTCTCCCATTGGTTCCGCCAGTACTCGACCAACAAGCTCACCGCCATTGCCAACCTCGACGGCGGACAGTCAGACTTGGTGATTGCCGAGACCGCAGAAAACATCACCGGTAACTGGGAATTCGACACACCTCCGTTTCCGACCAAGGCCAACAACCTCGGTAACTGGCAAGCCGAGTTTTCGTACCGCTTTGAATTTGACAAGCCACTGGGGATGGTGATTCAGTATCCGATCATGATCCACAACCAGGTACTTGACTCCACCCTGATTCCTCAACGTCGCTTACCGACCTACCGGGAGAAGCTCTACCAGAAGCCACTTCAGCAAACCCGCTTTGAAGGCATTCAGGAAGACCTTGGTCAACGTTTTGATTCACGTCTGACCGACTGGTTGGTGTACCCGGAGTTTGACGAGTGGCAGCTGCCGATCTTTGATCATCGCTACGTGCCGCAGTACCAGGTCTTATTAAGCGTCGATCCCGCCGACCCTCGGGCGGTGGTGAACCTGCGCGAACTCGGACCCTATCAGTTTACACCGCGCACGCTGAAGTACCTGCAGTATGTCCACACCCGCTGCTTCCATGCCCACCAGTCGGTGATCCAGCTGGCGCTGTTCTGCGGCGACGATCTGCTTGATGCCAGTCAGATAACGGTGGATCCCCGTACGCTGGACGTGAGGCTGAACTTTGATATGGATCTGCGCAAGCAGTATCGTCTGGTGGTGTATCTGGACGGTAACCTGAAACACCTGTGGGAGGACGTGGTCTCGGATCTGAAAGACCGAGGGGTCTGGACTCAGGAGGTGGTCTCCGTGCTGTACCCGGACAAGGTCCCGGGCTTGACCGAGGATGGACGCATCTCCGATGATGACTGGCGCAAGCTGATTGATGAGATTGACTGGACCCGCCTACCGGTAACCGAAACCTTGTACACGGGCCGTTTTGTTATTATTGCAAGGAGTGAACGCGATGGCTATCGCTAAAGTACCCCCGGTTGCACCGGCTGCCCCTTTGCCGCAACCGCCCGAGATTAAAAGCAACGTGCTGCAAGACGAGGTGGTCAACGCCGGCTACACCCCGCTGAAATCGTTGATTACCTACGCCAGCGGCAAGAACTGGATGTCGACCTTCTTTAACCAGAAGCTCGGCCCGGGCAGTGAGCCGATGGCGCCGCAGCTCGACGATGCGAAATCGATGCAAAGCTATTTGCGCATTCGCAAGTTCACCCTGAAGGTGCAGTCAGAGCTGTCGCGTAACCCTAACCAGGAGAAGGGGGAGATGGAGGTCACCGGATCCGCGATTATTCTCCCGGGGGTGGTGCCGAACATCCATGATGCCTTTACTGCCGATATCGGTGACGGTAACGTGGGCTTCTTTGTCATCACTAACGTTGAACAGCTGTCGATGTACAACGATGCAGCCTACCAGATCGAGTACGGGCTGTACGACTACTACACGCCGACCATCAGCGAACAGATGGAAAGCCGGGTGGTGCAGGATGCGGTGTATGACATGGACTACGTTCACACCGGCAAGAACCCGATTATCGCCTACGACGAGTACTTCACCCGTGAACGTCTGGAGCGCGAAGAGCTGGGCTTGTGCGACCACTTCTTTAGCCAATTCTTTAGTAAGGATGTGGGGACGCTGCAGGTGCCAGATGCTGATGCCTGGAACAAGCTGTATGATCCGTACCACACCCAGTTTGTTGATCGCCTGATCGAACACAGCAAGCGTCCGTCACGGTTGCGCATGCTGGTCCTCGATGCATCAATGAACGGTATCAACGTACCGGTAACACTGTGGGATATGCTGGTGAAGCAGGATGTGCGCCAGTTTGCCTACGTGCAGCGTGACATGCAGATGGTAGGAACCTCGTACTTCAGGGGTGGGTCGGTATTGATGGGGGGTGTTGCCTACAGCGGGTTCCACGACGTGGTCTTCCCGGTTACCGACGGCGCGCCGTTATCGCAGCGCGACATCTTAGGCGATGAGTCCACTAACGGCGATGCGACCGGCATGTTGTTTAAGCGGCTGGGGTATACGCGCAACTATGTGTTGTCTGCTGCCTTCTACGATCAGCGGCGTGTGGAGATGACACTGCTAGAGCGCGAGGTGCACAACCTGATTACCGGACAGCCGATCAGCGTGGATAACGTTGACCAGATGCTGAACGTTTACTATACGTCACCGAAGCTGGTGCAGTTCTACGCGTTCCCGTTACTGGTGACGCTGTGCCGTACTGCTTCCCAGCGTCTGGTGTAAGGAGTCACCATGATCAGAAGCAACCGCCGTGACTTTATCGTCGAAGAAGTCAAACGGCTCCAGACCGTGATCTTCGAATGCCGTTACCAGTGCCGAATGACCCAGCGTGACCAGTACGATGTACAGTACCTGGAAAACCGTGGGTTACCGGTGACCGGCATTGATTGGATTGATCAGCTGGCCGATGAGCAGCAGAATACCGTTTTGCTCACCATTGAGCGAATGACCGAGCTCTGTGCCCAGGGGATCAACTTCTGGCTGGAGAACCCCGGCACCTACGCCGGCATCATCTACAAGGCCTGCACCGATTACATCGTGTATTACGGTGAGCTCAGTGATATGTACCCTAACCTGCAGCTGCCGGACCAGGAGGACTTTGAGGCGCTGGATGAGCTCGCCAAGAGCATGTACCGCCTGTACCGCTGCTACGAGTCTGAGGTTGAGACCGGTGGCTTCCTGTCACGTCTGCGTGGGCGTCGTATGCGTTCGTTTGATATGGTTAAGGCCGGGATGAGCACCAAGGATCAGCCGATGCTGAATGAGGATGGTTCAGTGCCGCAGCGTGAACACCAGTCGCAGTTGAGCACCGCCTTCGGCTATCGCTACCGTCCACGTAAGGAGCCAACGGCCAATGAGCATTGATAACACGGCGTTGATCAACGAGATCACGCAGATTGCGGCACCCCAGCGGCGTCTGTACCACACGATCACCGCCGAGCTTACTTACGACGCCACCGCGCTTAACGTGTTCCGTGTAGCGAACCTGCGTAGACGTAGCGATTACGTGAACGCCTACGCTGAAGAGTGGATTGTGGACCTGGTCATGAACACGGCGCTGTTTAACACCGCGGTGATTGATAACCAGGATCGGCTGATGATCAACCTGTTCATCGACTCCTCGGTCCAGGGCAAGCCCCCGAACATCACCAAGCTGACCATGCGGGCGTTCCCGAAGAACACCACCGATGACCGCCTGAAGCAAAACCGTACCGCGGACCTTAACCAAAGTGAGGTAGGTAGACTGGAGATGGGGGTGTTCCAGTTCCAGTTGCTGGATGTGGCGGTAGAACACATGCGGGCCATGCAGACCGGGGGTAACTACCCGGTGACTTCTGCAGCGGCGGTGCTCGTGACCTTACTGGGGGGCGCGGGTTCGATGCTTGATCTGCCGATTGAGCAAAAACCCAAGGCGCCGGACATGGTACCACCGGATACCGAAGTGGTGAAGAACATGATCTGCATAAAGCAGGGGCTGGCGCTGTGCGATTTGGCCGGCTACCTGCAGCACCACTACGGGTTGTACAACACCGGACTGGGGTCGTTCTACCACGAGCGTTCCTGGTACATCTGGCCACTGTACAACACCCGACGCTTTGAGCTTGCCAAGAAGACCCTGACCTTGATCAATGTCCCGCGCGATCGCTTCCCGGATATCGAAACCACCTACGTGGAACGCGGGAGCAACCTGGTGGTGCTGTTAACCGGTGATACGGTGTACGAAGACACCACCAACCGTCAGCAGTATAACCAGGGTAACGGGACGCGTGCGGTACGCGCCTCGGCGATCTCCGGTGACGAAGGACGGATTGTGGATAAAGGGCAGGTGATCTTCCAGCGCAGCCAGTCCAACACCGAGGTGCTGACCAACGAACGACGCAGCGGGGTAAGCGTGGCGCCTTCGACAGCTGAGGTCACAGATAACACCTCTAGGGTACTGAGTCGTACCGCCACCGTAAACGGCACCACCGGGCAGTTTACCTGGCAAGGCAGTAACCCGGCACTGATCTTCCCAGGGATGCCGGTAAAGCTTTTGTACCTGAAAGACGGCAAGGTAGTCCAACGCTACGGGGTTCTTACCGGTGCAGAGTCAAACTACGAGCTAGCGCAGCCCGGTCTGGTCGGTACTGCGATGCTGGCCAACACCGCCCTCACTGCGTTTATCAGCAACGCTGATGACGCACTGTAGTTCACACTGACGGGGTTCGCAGGAGCCCCGTCATTTTATGCTGATTTTGTATTGTAATTAATTTCACTTCTACATTACTTTCGTGATAATGATGACAAAGGAAATGACCATGAACGAGATCAAAACCACCGACACCAATGCATCTGACGTGATGCAGCTTCACCTGTATGCGATCAAGGATTACGAGACCAGTTTCCTCAACGCCGACCCGAAGGTTGCCAACGTCTATCGTCACATCGGCCTGTATCGGTTGTTTAACAGCGCCCAGGTCCTCGACACTAACTGCACCTGGATGGTCCAAGCGGTGATCGAAGCAGAGATGCGTCGGGATAATGTAATTATCGACACAGTGGACCAATTCGATGAGTATTACGACAATTTCGTTTTCTACCTCGGTGTCTACAACGACGAGTTCAAAAATAATGAGGATGTTAAGCGCTTGATTGGCCATGCGTTTGACAACATCTACGCCACTAAGGGATTCATTGATGAAAAAGAATGAGAGCTTTGACGACAAGCTGTACCGGATTACAATGGTGGTCTTCTGCGTGTGCATGGTGTGTTTGTCAGTCTTTATGCTGATGTTTGTTTTAAGCAAGCAGGCAAAGGCATCCCAAGATGCACCAAACGACCTGTATGCAATGCAGTGCGTTGAGGGCACGTGTTACTATGCCACAGGAAAAAAGATCCCTAAAGAGACGCTGGCGAAGTTTGAGAAGCATCTCGCCGATGAGATGGCTAAAATTGAAAAAGAAGAAGGAGCAGCAAGTGATCAGTAGTTATTTTGCATTGGAAGGCCTGGACGGCTGTGGCAAGACCACGCTGCAGGAAAAGATTCAGCAGGCGCTGGTTGAGATGGGGGTGCGCTTTGCCCTGGTCGAGGAACCGGGACAGCATGGTGATCGTGCCGAGCTGCGTCGTATCATGACCGACCCGGATACGCTGCTCGCCCAGCAGGACAAGAACATGGTGCGCACCCTGTTGATGGCGGCAGACCGGGTCATGAACGCCGACCTGATTCGCGCGGATCTGGAAGCCGGCACCACGATCCTGGCCTCGCGCTCGTTTATGTCAAGCGTCGTGTACCAGGGGATCATTGGGGGGCAGCTGGATCTGGTGACCGAAATTCATCAGAAAGCCAACATCCCGTTCCCGGACATTATCTTTGTTATTCGCGTTAGCGGGGAAACGTCGGTTAAGCGCACTGCCGGACGGGGTGCGTTGGACGACATCGAAAAGCAGGTTCTGTTGCGTGCAGACGAATTTGCTTCGGCCTACGACTACGCGGAGTCCTTTGTCCGTCATATCTCCGGTGGCAAAACCCGCGTCATCTACCTTAACGGCGAAGCGTCCCCGGACGACATTTTCGCTCACGCCATGGCCCACATCAAGGAACAACTGGCATGCAACTGAACCTGTACGGCGCAAACCTGAGCGAGACCCTGCTGACTGAACTGTACGGTTGGGGTGAAGTTCCGTTTGACTGGCTTAACGACCGCGCCACTGAATTTGAAGCGATTGCTGCCTCGTCAGATATTCCAACCGTGATGACCTCCCACTACCAGGGAAGTGAGGGCAACGATTGGCAACACGTGTTTGTTCTGCCGGCGTTGCCCGACTCGGATGCCGAACATAACCTGGTGACCCGCGCCCAGAGCCTTATCAATCAACTGCCCAACGGGCTGTTCCGCGTGGAGCACGTGCACGCGGGCGTGCGCTGTATTGCCTTTATGTAGTAAACCCTTAACCTGTGAGTAGAAGCGATGAAATTAGGACACTATTACGGTCTGGTCAAAGACAAAACTACCAACGGCTACCTGCTGCTGAAGATTCAACGCCTTACTCGTGGGGAATCTTCAGTGGAAGCCTATACCCGTTGGGTAAAAGAACTGGAGCAAACCCACAAGGGACGTTACACCACCATGGGGTTGTCCTTTGGGGTGCTGCGGGTTGAATACGATGCGGTAAAACGCACGGGTGCGGTTAAGGTGGGGTTCTCGGTACTGGGAATGGTCACCCCCCGTCCCTCTATTCAGTCACGTGGTATCCGCGGTATCGCGGGACAAAGCATGTACCTGTCCGGCGCCCCGAACGTGATGTACGATACCGCTACCCTAAACCAGATCCGCGATACCTTGTTTGAACACATAGACGACGCCGTGTGGTCAATGTAAGGAGACCCGTATGTATCAGCTGTACACCCATCCCGATCATTACGAACAGCTTGCCGTGTTGTTAGACGGTGCCGCCCGTAACCCTACTGATGGCGACGAGTCCTTTAGTCGGGTCCTGGCCGTGTTGAACTCGACCAATGAGATCATTACGCTAGCCTCAAGCATTGGGCAGCCGCACGTGAAGGGTAAGCGGGCGTTGTACATCCACATGGCAACGACCCGGGAAGGCACCGACTTAATTGCGCGCTTTTACAGTCGGATTCAGCGTCGCCTGTATGATGACTGGAATAGCGCCAGTCAGCCAATTGGTGTCATGGTGCGACCTTCAGCCGTGCAGATTCATTTTAACTACTATGAGTCTCATGGGTTGTGGTTCCAGGCCATGACCCTGCAGTGCTGTGGAGTGCATACCGAAACCAACCAGCGGTACATTATCGACACGCTGTACAAGTCTCTCTTCTAACCGTCATAACGCAGTTACCTTCCCTTGGCGGGGAAGGTAACTGCACTTATGCCGATGTTCTTTTTTTTTTATTTAAGCCGTAATACCAGTCATGTCCAAAGGGGTGAAGATTCGTGTGCCGGTATCTTTCTTAATAGGCGCAAGTACGTTGGCATATGCGTTGTTATACCCACAACCATACAACACACCATCTTTAACAGCCACAGTGTTGTTAAAATAGATGTCATCGCTTGAAATCACCGCCCCAGTAAAATCACCACCCATGCCCGCCGTGATGTTTATCGGTATACCACGCGTTAGGGTGATGTCTGAACCGACACCATATGTATCAGCCCCGGTGTACCACCACTGCCCGCCTGCTTCTGCCCAAACACGACCAACGGCCGTAAACACCCTGGCTTTGCTTCCTACCGGAGCGGTTGCTATCGGGTACGGCACGCCAGTACCGGTGGAGTAATCACCCGGATATTTACCACCCCCCACCTGGCCATAATAGTAGTTACCTATTGCAGAAACCGAACGATCCTGAACAGTGTAATAACAGTTATTCCCGGCGTAGATTTGGGTAAATGTACCGCTACCTAAACCAACGGGTTTATTGTTAATCGAGTTACTGTTATTGGTCCCCATGGCGTAGTTGGCGGCGGTGCCCAACGCGTAGATTTGATTATCTGTGCTGATGAAATACACCGTGGAGTTATTGACCCCGCACGCCACGTCTTTAAACTTGGTGCCTGCCGGAAACCCTGTGATTGCCCCAGAAGGCCCGGTTCCTACCCACAGCTGATCAAACATGCGGGTGTTGTTACTGGAGGTGCGCATGCCTAACGCGCCATTACCACCGTTACCTGCGTTGTATATGTCACCGTTGTCCAGGAGAATATGGGTGTTGGTGTTACCGGTGGCAATTTTTACAATGGATGCATTAGCGGGTAACATCGAGAAATACGAGCTGATGTTGGTTTTGGTGGTGTAAGTTAATGATGAGCCTAAACCGTACACATACCCGCTACCCCACCAGGTGTTGTCATTTCGGCGATAAATGACCCCGTTTAATGATGAAGTGAAATAATCGGTCACTCCTGTGTCTATCAATGCCCAGCTGTCGAGAAAGGTTTCACTGACCCCTGTTCCTCGCAGATAGCTGACAGACCCACGACAGTACAACCCACCCGACTCTGTTAACGCTATTGCAATATCCCTATTTATACTCGCCTTTTTTATTTTTACCGTCGGACTGGGCGAGGACCCTAACATCATCTCTAACATGGTGAGCTCCCGAATAATACTAAAGTGATCTATAAGATCGGCATAACACCCACCTGACGTCCAACCCGCAGGTTAGCGTCAGGCAGGCAAAGCAACGACAATGTTCATTCAGGCTTACTCAATCAAAGGGTTAAAAAAACGTTACGCCACTTGGGCAGGTGGTTCTAATGGTTTTAAGGCGTGGAGCCTGATAGAGAAAAAAGAAGGGGAGCACGACATCCTGCGGCTCCCCCAAAGAACAAACTGAAAGCATTTCTGGTCATACAATAGTGGTTACCCGAACCACGGGTTCGCACCACCGTCGGCCATGGTATCGCCCGCCACGTGTTTACGTGACATGTCTTTACCGTGAATATCATCAAGAATACCGGCTGCGGTAAACTTGTACACGCAGAACTTGTCTTTCTCCGGGGTAATGGAAATGGTACGGTGCTTACCACGCTGTACGCACATGTAGGTCTCTTCGCCGACACGCACCAAGTGGATGATGATCTCGACGTCGACTTCCTGGTCAATCTTGGTACAGTTATCCCAGTAGCCTTTGTTGGCGGTCTCACGCGGCAGGTCTTCTTCCATGCCGTTACGGACCAGCATCTTGGCAGCCGGACTTAACTGGTGAGGCGTAATAACACAGATACCGCGCGCTGACGTAAAGTTACGCACACGACGGAACAGGTCACGGTACTCTTGCCCCGCTACCCCTTTCTCACAGCCCTGCTTGTTAAACATCCCCAGGTAGTCAATGGTCAACAGATGGATCTCGTAACCCATGTTCTCAAACTGCTTAATGCGTTCGAACAGGTTACGGTAACCAAACTGCGAGGGATCGACACGACAGAAGTTGACTTCGTAACCCATAACGGATAACGCTTCCATGACCTCCTTCGCTGCCTGCGCTTCATCAATCGTCTGGTGATCGTGCACCAGGCCATCGACGTTGGCTTTAATCTTCTTCCACCAACTCACCATGTTATCCGTCATGTTGTTCTCAGACGAAATATGCATGATCATCGGCTTCTTCTTCGGATCGCGCATGTACGGAGTGTTGTGCATTGCAATCTGACGGGTCAAGTCCATGGTAAAGCCGGATTTGTTGTTGTGCTGCAGTGCGCCCACCAACACGAACTCCGAGCGACGGAAACCACCCACCTCACCGAGCATCCGGTTGATCCCCTGATAGCCGGTGCGTAATACCCCAAGCGTAGAGGACTCTTCCTTCGCCTGCTTAAACAGCTGGCTGACCGCATTCAAATCACTGACCGACACTTCACTGACTACCGCCGGGTCAAACTGGTCGGTGGTGGTGAGGTTCAGCGATTCAATCTCCTCGAACAGACGCCCAACCGCCAGATCCACATCCACATCGTCCCCGCCGTAGATAATCGGCATGGCGAGCTTTTTGATTACCGCCTTGGCTTTACGCCGACTGTCCCAGGATTTCAGGTCACGGTAGATTTGGGTCACGGTTTGGTTAGCACGGTACGGGTCGTCTTCGGTGGAGTTCACCCCCATCTCTAAAGCTTGGTAAGTCGCTGCATCCTGACCGCAGTCGTTGAGCAGGCGCTGCAGCAGATCAAGTTTGTCCAGCGGTTCTATCTTGTTACGACCGATCAGCCAGCGGATGGTTTTACGTAACGCCAATTGCACAGAACGCTGTTCGTCACTGCCCATGGTCTCCACGGGGGCAGGAATATTTTCCATGAGCTCATCAATGAACTCACTGTAATCATCGCCGGCTTCACCACCAACCACGCTGTGTTGGTAAAATAACGTAATAATCTTTATGAGTAGCAGACCAGTGTCCATCACGTTCCTCGTTAAGGTGAAGTTATGTTCAAAGAGAAAATTGTTATCGCTCCGGCTCCGATCCTACGAGCACTGCGTGATAACCAATTACCATTAAAAGTTTTGCTTGAACCAGAAAAATTACTTAGTATATTATCCGCACGCGATGTCATTTTTTACTACGCGTTGAACGTCATGTTATGTAGCGTTGATTTTCGTAAGTCATCCGCTGCCCTGGCGAACAAGCTGACGGAAGCGTTAAGCCAGCTGCCGTACTATTCAAATGGCATCATGGATGTCTTTACACAAGAAGAGTGGGTAAAGTTCGCAAGTACTTTACAGTCCGACATTCAGGCTGAGCTGTCGGAGCTCAATACCCGTACCGTTTACGAGTATGCCACCGGTGAGCCCTATGATGTAGAAGCGCATCGTGCGGGTACGGCGAGCACCTATGGTTTCAAAACCACGGTGTTAAACGGTGATACCGTTTGCGTAATGGTGGTACCCCAGGCCGACGTTGACATGACAGATAGTATGTTAGAACAACGTCTGCTGCGTGACGTACTCTACTCTATGAACACCATCTCAGCAAAAGCCGAGGAGTACAAGAGTCTGTACGTGGGTTTCTGTACGAGCGTCGTGCGTAACGCCGTAGCCCAGCGTTGTGTGTAAACTGAATAATAATAGTATGTTAAATAACCAAGTTATGTGACGTACTGTTACCCAGAGTGTTAGCGCAACACATCTCCACATCGTAACACCTCTTCCTGGTGTCTCGAAAACTTATATAAGTTATTGAAAGGAAAAAGCATAATGGCATTAAAAATCCTTCACACCGAACACAGTGCATCTCTGTTTGAGCGTATTCAGTCCGCTGTGCAGCAGGGTAACTTTGCTAACGGTAAAGAAATTGTCAGTGGTTATGGCATGGAATCACTGGATGCGATGGCGCTGAACAAACAAGACACCGCGATCAAGAGCGCTCACAACCTGCTGACCGCGATGCCGTCTGATGCACACAGCGCTGGCCTGGTAGGCTTTACCGAGCAGCAGCTGACTGCAGGCGCAATTGCTGCCACCATCGTGGGTGACCTGCCAGGTTACGCACGTGCGCTGAACTCCGCGTCTGCACGCGCGGCGTCTAAAGGCGGCTTCCAGACGGTTTCTGGTTCCCGCTACGGTTCTGCGGATGCGAAACAGGGCTACGGCGCTGAAGCGTTCGAACAGACTCAAGAGTTCCAGCCGCAGCAGGCGCAGACCATTGAGTACAACATCAAAGCGGCTAAACAGGATCCAGTGGGTGAAGCCTTCTTCCCAACTACGACCCTGACTGCGAACGACATCGGTCTGGACGTGAAGATTCCAATCGACATCGTTGAGCCGTTCATCAAGCACAAAGCCACTGGCGAAGTGACTGACTGGCAGCGTAAGAAGCTGATCAACACCCTGCGTGATCCGTCCATCCTGCGCAACGACGCGGTGAAACTGCTGCCGTACAAACCGGCTGACAACAGCAATAACCAGTGGTTCGTTGACGGCACCAACTTCACTGAAGTCCAGGGTGGCGAAGATCTGCCAACGGCAGCGCTGAAACCAGGCGTGCGCATCGGCTTCCTGGGCCTGTGTTCTACTCCGTCCCTGGTTGCAAACGGCGTGATGGACCACACTGACCAGATCGACAACAACGTCCGTCTGCAGTACGTGTGGATCAAAGTCAGCAACGCTGGCGGCACCACCGAGCTGTTCCGTCTGCGCACTGACAATCTGGACCGTTCCGCGTTCCAGAAAACGCAGGAAGGCGACAAATTCCAGACTTCTCTGGATATGGACGTGCTGGCTTACCAGCTGACTGCTGCTCAGAAAACCGTAGCCGGTACTCCGTCCGTGCTGCTGGCACCGCTGACCACTGGCGGTCAGACCATCGGCCTGGCGCTGAAAGTTAACGGTACCCTGAACCACGAGAAAGGTGACCTGGTTGTTAACGCCCTGGAGCAGCCGCGCATTCATCGCGTCTACGACAACGTTAGCCACGAAGACATCACCAACACTGCTGCGGTGAAAACTGAAGTCGCTAAGCTGACCTTCGAGTTCGCTGGTTACTACATCAAAGCTAACCTGCGTAACAGCAACTTCCGTACCCGCGAACAGCGTATCGATCGCCAGACCAGCAACTACAAGTACCTGGTTCAGCTCGGCGCACCAATCACTGCGGTTTCTCCAGCCACTAACGACTGGGGCCCGGTTGAAGCAGTAGCGGTTGAGCAGCTGGCAACAGCAACCTACGCACGTAACTCCGCAATGGCCATCAGCCGTCTGCTGGACTACGTTGACTCCATGCGCTCTTCTGGCATCGCGAACAACGCCCTGTGGCAGCGTTACGATGAGAACAGCGTTGAAGGCGTGGGTAAAGCCGTGGTTGATCCATGGTTCGGCGAAGGTGATTACGACATCTCCAAACTGGTGAACTCCACTGCGTCCCACATGCGCCGTGAAGACATCAGCGAGCAGCTGCTGATGATCATCCGTAACTACGCCTACCGCATGAACGCGGAGTCCGGTTACAACATCGCCATCGGCCTGCTGTACAACGAACAGCAGCCTAACCTGCTGATCGGTACCGACAACATCATCGCGCAGTACCTGATGGAAGTTGGCGACCTGCGTACCGCGGGTATCTCTTTCAAAGTAACGGTTGTGACTTCTAACAACCTCGAAATGAAAGGCAAAGTCATCATGACTCTGTCTCGTATGAAGTCTGGTGGTCTGGATCTGTGCACCTTCGGTATGCACCTGTGGGTCCCTGAAATCGTAGCCACCGTTAAGATCATGCGTAACGGTAACTACATCCAGGAAACCATGGTACAGCCGCGTAACCTGCACGTGGTTGTCTGCCCAATCATCGCCGCACTGACCATCTCTGGTCTGGACGAAGCGTACACTGGTTCTATCAACATTCCAGTGAGCACCGGTGACCTGGCTGGCAACATCGCAGCACAGGTTCTGGATGGCCTGAACGCCAACCCAGCACCGTAAGCGATGGCATAACTGCTTAATTAGGCTTCACGCTCCTTCGGGGGCGTGAAGCCTTTTTATGCCGATCTTATGAACACACAGAAAACAGCAGGGAAAAATATGCTAGAGTTGATGCTGGGTGGGTACAAGAAAATAGAAGCCGGTGGTCAGCAGGCATGGACTTCACCAGGTACCTACACCTTTACCGTGCCGACTGGGGTGGAGTTCATCAGTGGGGCGATGGTGGGTTCAGGTGGCGGAGGCGCTGGCGGAACCACCTGGGCAGGCGGTGCGCAGTATTACGGTGGCGGCGGTGGAGGGGGCGGGGCTCTGATCTATTTTAACGACTACCCTGTCAAACCCGGTGATACTTTTGAAATAGTCGTCGGCGCCGGGGGTAGTGGTGGGGCAAGAGAGGGAGGCGTTGGAAGCGCCGGTGCGGTATCTACGCTGAAGCACAATGGCGTATTGCTGTTTACCATCAATGGTGGCAACCCTGGCTCTCCAGCACGTTACGGTGGCGGCGGCGGTACTTATGCGTTGGCGACTGGCTCACCGCTTGCGCCTTACGTGGTAGGTAAGAACGGAAGCACCGGTGGTAATGGCGTGCTGGGTTCTACGGGTGGTGGTGCCGGACCGCAGGGTGGTGCTGCGAGTTACACTAGCGCCAGTAACGGTAACAACGGCCAAACGCTGGACGGGGGGACCTTGGGTGCAAGGTACGGTAACGGCGGTAGCGGTGGTTCGTCGGGTAACCCGGCGTGGTTTGGGTCCGCTGGTGCCAAAGGCGGCGCCCGCCTGATGTGGGGTGGTGGCCGTAGCTACCCGGGTAATGCCAAAGATGTCGTGGTGCCAACCTAAATAAGGGCGGGGGTCACACCCTGCCTTTATGCCGGCTTGAAAAATATTTGAGGCCTACATTACCTAAAGGTAACAGTGAAATAACCCGCATTGGTTGAGCTGTTATAGGCGAAGGTATTAACATGAGCAACGACCACCAAATCCAGCTCGTCGACGACAAGAATAACTTCTTTGACTATACGGCCGATATGAAGATGTCGGTGTCGGTTTTAAGTTCGTTATCTGTCCCAGTGGTGGTGCGTCAACGAACTGGGGTAAGTTCTGTGATCCGCCCCAAACATGGGGGTGGCTACCATTCAGGTCAAATCACTATCCAACTGGAGCTGTCGGCAAAGGCCGAAGTATTTCTTTACATTACCCAACAATCTATGGAGTCTCTACCCGAAGAATATCAAATTCTGTACCAAGCTATCCAAACCATGAAGGATAGGGGTGTACTGATCGGTGGGGTATATTCAGCACGTATTTCCCTGACCTACAGTAAAGCCTATTTTGAACGGCACGGTGGCGAGTTCTATTCCGCCATTGCCGATCTGGTGATTTCTCTACATCCCCTAGAGGCCACCGCCGAACACCCATACAGCATCAGTGCTATCCAGAAACATCAATCCCAGCGTCTGCAGGACGACTTTGACGGCCTCGTGCTTTATGCCGTCCGGTTGATAGATCGTTTCGATCAGTTAGGCCCCCGATACATGAATATCGCCGGAGACGTATTCCGTATCGATCCCGACCCATCCGATCGGCTCAGCGAGCAAATTGAGGATGGACTTCATTTACTGGGTACGCAGCCCATGCGCAATGCGAAGGACGTCAAGAACGATGCACGTGCGACCTATGTCCCGATGGCGGTCCTGTTAAAGGATCCGACCAAGTACGGACTTTGGCCCACCTTTGGTGAAGCACGACACCAGGGGAATAAAGAACTTCAAACCACCCAAAATGCGTTGGAGGTAGCGCTGAAAAACGGTGACAAGAAAGATAGGCTTATTGAGAATTTGAAACGTGATGTGGAAGAGGCCAAGCAGAAGCAGAAACAGGAGGGGAGTCTTGTTTTGCACAAAGGTATCACCGAACTTATCAAATTGGCCACTGCGATGATTGGCATCGTGAAATTAATAAAGTAAGGTAGCATCATGGATCCATTATTCGAAAACATAATGAAGAGCCAGCTGGTGAAGATGAACCCGGACTTCTATGAAGGGTTGGTCAAGCGAGAAATGGATAAGTCGCTGTACTATCTGGATCGGGTGTTTCGTAGCGCCTTTGGCAGCCTGGGTTCAAACATCGAGTACCGCGGCTATCGTTGCTGTCGTCCCGATGAAGAGTATCGCTTTAAGCTTAAGCGCAATGGTGGGAACTCCCCGTCGAAGATTCGTTACGAGCTAGCCCGTTCGGATTTGCGCCTGGTGAAGTTTGACTTCGTCATCGATGGCAAGCCGACCCACCCGCTGCTGTTGTACGTGCCGTATTGTGACGATACCGGGTTGATGCACCTGCGCGGTACCGCCCACACGGTTTCCGCAGTGGTAGAAGATCCCGGTGTGTCCATCACCCAGGACGGCTGCTTCTTCCGGGTGACCTGTGACAAGATCGTCATTCGCCGTACGGTGCACACCATCTGCAAGGATGAGATCAACATCGTGCAGAAGCGGAACCGGGTGCAAAAGCACATTAACATTCCGTACGGTAAGATCTATCGCGCCAAGCAGCAAAAAGCCAACACCAACAAGAACCCACCGATGCCTTCGCTTCCGCATTATCTGTTTGCGAAGTTTGGCGTCACCGAGGCGTTCAAGCGCTTTGCCCGCACCGAGGTGGTCTTTGGCACCGAATCGGAAATCAACCCGACCACGTACCCGGACTCCGAATGGACCCGCTACTACAGCGCGCGGACCCAGCACCCTAACAACAAGCGCCCGGTTGATTGGGCCCCTACCACGGCAGCCATTGCCGTTCGTGCTCTAAACCCGAGTAACCTGACGGAGATCATGATCGCCGGCTTCTTCTACGTGGCCGACTGCTATCCGCAGGAGTTTAACCCAGGCTGGTCTGACGAACTGATCCACTGGCGCCTGATGATGGGCAAGATGGTGTTCAACCGTCAGGTGAAGAACGTGCAGATGGCCGAGTACCTGCAGCCACACTTTGATTCGCTGGATACCTACCTGGATGCGATGGCCAAGGAAAACCTGGCCGAGGAAGGGATTGTCTGCGAAGACATCTACGAGGTGATGGTCTACATCATCGCTAACCTCGATACTATGATCAACACGGTTAACCTGGCCAGTGTGTATGGCAAGAAGTTGGCTGTCCTGCCTTACGTATTGTCCCCGATCGTGCACGGTATCTTCTACACCAAATTCAACCTGATGCAGCAGTGCAAACAGTGGACGGTCGACACCACCACCGGTGAGCGGCTGATGTGTTTCACAGAAGCCAATCTGTTTGACGCGTTCAACCGTAACCTGAAGCCGGAAGTGATCTACAAGGTGAAGGGATCGGACCACGGAGAGATCAGCTCGATTGCCGCCCCGGGTGACAACAAGCTGTTCAAGATCAACAACAAGCTGGTGCTGCAGTCCAATGCCTCCGGCGGAAAAGGACGCCCCAGCACTTCACCGATGTCGGACGACTCGAAGTCGCTGGACGTCAGTATTGCCGACTGCTGTGCGTTCCTGCACATTACCAAGCCCGACCCGTCGGGTCGATCCATTGCTAACCTGTATAAGCCACTGCCGAACAATCGCTTTGAGCCCTCTGTAAAGCACGACAGGCTGTTTACGCATACCCAAGCGGTGATCACCCGTCGTAATATCTAACACGTCTCTTAACTCGTATGAGTAGCGCTTGCGTTCGACACCACATTTACCCTTTTATGGACAATGAACATGTATCCACAACAATACCCGCAACAACCCGGTCAACCCATGTATCAGGCCTATGGCGTGCAGCCCCAGCAGATGCCGCCGCAGCAGCAGTACTACCAGCAACCCCAGCAGCAGCAAATGCCACAGCAGGGCATGGTAATGGCGAACCCGCAGCTCAATGAGATGCAGCAGGCGCTAATGAACTACGTGGCGCAGCAGGCTAACCAAACGCAGGTCGGTGGTTTCATTTATACCCGTGGCGCCCAGAACCAGTGGCGTGATGCAGAATCCACAATGCTGGTGCGGGTTGGGGCTGCCTTGTTAAATCACATCATGCGTTCCACCCCCGGTATCCAACCGCAGCAGGCTATGAACATGGCGGTGCAGCAGGCGTATGACATTGCCGTCATCTCCACGCTGTACACCATGCCGCAAATGGTGCAGCAGGTGCCACCGCAGGTCCTGCAGGGTTTGCTGCAGAACATGCCGATGCTCCAGCAGGTCATTAACCAGGCCTTACCGGCAGCTGGGATCCCGCCGCTGGTGTTGACCATTCCTGGCTATCAGGTTATGACCCAGCAGCAGGCAAACTTCCAGCCGGTGGCGCCGAACATGGTAATGCCCGGTTACCAGCAGCAGCCGTCAATGCAACAGCAGTATGCGATGCCGATGGCACCGACCATGCAGCAGCAACAGCAGCCCGGTCAGCAGTCGGGGAGCGCGCACAACCTGGGGTACAGCAACGCCCGTGCGGTGATTCCGCCGGCAGGGGGAGAGAACCACCTGGGGATGAAGCCGGTGGACATGGGAACGTTAAACGTCGGCAGCAACCGCGGTCGCCAGCAGGAAGATGCCAACCTGGGGATTACCGCGCGTAAGGTCGACTACACCCACGTGCCGACACTGGAGCCGCTGATTCCGCAGCCGGCACCGGTTCAACAACCGCTTCAGCAGGCACGCACCCAGTGGACACCACCGCCGCAGTGGAACAACGGGGTAATTGAATCCCACGCCACTCCCACGCTAGCGCAGGCGATTCACAACCAGCTGCAGGAACCTGCTCAAGTCCCATCGTCCGACATCAACTTCGACTCCATCATGGCGCTGGATACGTCAGAAGAAGCGGAGTTGTTTAACGCCCCGGCCTCCGAACACAGCGTGATGCCGAGCATGACTGAACTGTTTGGCAATACCTTTGGTGCGAGCAAGGGCTTCACGCCGGATCCGATGTCCCAGGCAATGGCGGGCGCTTACAGCGCACCGGTGGATAACTCCACCTACAGCCACCATTTGCCAAACGATCAGGTTGTGGATCTGACCGCCGGTCAGGTAACCGTGAGCGCACCGCAGCAGATGGAAGCTCGTCCGCTCAGCGAAGACGGCTTACCGGATGGCTGGCTGTTCACCGAGAAGCACTACGATGCGCCGTCCTCAGAGTTCTACCACATTCTGATGAAGGCCAAACGCCACAAGACCTGCCCGTGGCCAATTGGGTACGATCGTCGCTTCTGCACGCGTCTGTATCGTTATATGGAAAATGGCTCAATTGAGCAGAAAATTGTTGGAGTACCTATGGACCGCCTGAAGCACGACATTACCCTTCTCGACACTCCGGTGCCAACCGAGCAGATTCGCCAGGCAGAGATCGCGGACTTCGGCCCGCTGTCGGTGATGAACGTGGGGGAAGCTGTGAAGATCATCAAAGATCCGGAAACCACCCCGGAGATCCTCGATGAGAAACTCGGTGAGAACAGCATTTATCTGGTAGACAAACCGGTGTATGCCTTATCCCGTCAGGAAGCCGTCCTGCTGACCGCCGTGAAGGTCAAGCCATTGATGGACAACCTGAAGAAAGGCACCCACGGTTTTGAAACCCAGATCCGTGAAATCAGCCTGATCACTTCCCATCCGGAAATCGAAGCGTACCTGAACAACGAGTACATCAACAAGCTGACCATTGACTCGACGGCCAGCGACCTGATGGACCTCGCAGAAACCATCCGCACCATCCGCACTGAAGGCCTGATGTCCGAGCGTCAGCTGCACAAGGTGACCGAGTACATGCGTGACACTCTGAATACCATGTTGCATGCCGACTACGGTTATTCAGACGAGCTGGAACTCGAAGAGGGTAACCCGTTCGAAGATGAGTTGGTGCAGCTGATCATGTTCATGAACAAGTCGGAAGAAGATCTCGACGTGCTGAACCGCATCCACAAGAACTGGGCTAACGTGCGTTCTCGCCTGTGCACCCTGCTGACCGGTAATGCACTGCGTACCGCACAGCAGCAGCTGGCCCGTCGTTACGATCTGCCGGAGGAAGACCGTGAAGCGATGCTCGCCCAGATGGAATCGGCGGTGCTGTTACAAACGGCCTATAGCGTGACCACCATGGCGCGTACCACCAAACAGATGCGTGCTAACGATAACCACCCGGCGTTCGTGACTATGGCCTCTGAGCGTCCGTACCTGCATCAGCTGATGACCGACATTAAGAAGCGCGGGAAATCATCCGGAGCGGTACTGAGCAAGCACTTCATCATCGCCAGCGATGGCGTGGAGTTGGCCTTCACCCAGGCAGGCTTGGGCAACGGTAACACCTTCCCAACCTTCTACGTCCACTACTGATCATACGCGGGGGTTCGTCCCCCGCTTATGCCGGCCTATTAAAGAGAGACCCGTATGACAACTGAACAACGCATCACTGAAGAGGAGAAAGCTGCAGCTATCGCATTGCTGGAAGGCAATACCGAATACGACAACCGTTGGGATATTGACTGGCGACCTCATTTGGTTGACGTCGACGGTGTGTTCACCCTTGGTGAACTCGAAGCCATTATCTTATTGAAACGTTATCACATTCAACAACAGGGATAATCCACAATGAGAGATGCCAACTTTGCTGCTAACTCACAGCTGCTGCGTGAGATGCTGCACGAAGTCACCACCGATATGACCCTGACGGCCCGCGAGCACCGTGACCATACGGTTGTACTCAGGGAAGTCAAACGTCGCCTACAGGAGCGCTACGGCGTTGATATCACCACCTTTAACCTGAGCCCGCGCGATCGCGTGTACGTCAGCATCGAAGCCTTAGGCAGCTGCGGCGTTACCGCCCGTACGATTGTCACCCACTTTGCCAACACGGCCTACATCGCCCGTCGCAAACACTATGCCGTCTGGCAACCCGCTGTCCAACCGGCATAAAAGACGTGCGCCTTCTACCCCGCAGTGGGGTAGAAGGTCGCCGTCCTACTTACGCTTTTTTTTTTGCCTTACACGTCGGTAAAGTCTACGTCGTCGTTAGAGTTCTTTTCAGACTCTTTCTTCTCTTTAGCCTCTTTCTTCTGTGTGCGCTTGGACTTGCGGTTTTTCCCGGTTGGCTTATCGTCCCCTTTCGGTTCTTCAAAGTCCAGGTCGTCCGCGGCATCCGAGGCGTCTTCGAAGTCATCTTCGACGCCGTCCGCGCTTGGCTCAGCAAAGTTATCCTCTGCCCCGTCCACGGCCGGTTCAACGAAGTCGTCTTCCGCGCTATCAGCAGCAGGCTCGGTGAAGTCTTCGTCTGGTTCACCGTCGGTTTCTTCGGTGGTATCAGCTTCCGGTGTGGTCTCTTCTTCCACAGCGTCTGCTTCTACATCAGCCTCAACGCCCACCTCATCTTCCGTCGTAACGTCTTCTTCGGTTGCGTCTGCTTCCGGGGTGGTATCATCACCCACGTCCTCATCGTCTGCCGGTGGAGCGTCATCGTCGGTAGCTTCTGCCGCATCGCCATCGGTCTCTACGTCTTCGGTTACCGTTTCGGCATTGTCGCCTTCAACCGCTTCCGTCGTGTCATCCGCCGCGGGTTCTTCGAAGTCGTGATCGGCTCCGTCCGGTGATGCTTCGGCAAACTCACCGTCCGCCCCGTCGGCGGAAGCTTCGGCGAAGTCGTCTGCGCCATCGGTTGGGGCTTCACTAAAGCTATCGGCCTCGACGTCTGGGGCATCCGAATCAGGTTCAGTACCGTCTTCGGTTGGTTCGCCACCTTCGGCAGTGAAGTCATCGCTTCCTTCCGCTTCGGCTACTGGCTCACCGTTTTCATCCAGCTCCGGTGTTGGTTCTCCCGCATCGTCTTCGACAGCAGGTTCACCATCAACGCCTTCAGTCACGGCATCGGCTTCTGCGCCTTCACCTTCGGCCATTGGGTCGCTACCGTCTTCTGACATCAGCGACGCTTCTGCACCGTCGGTCGCCTCACCCGTAGCGTCTGCGCTGCCGTCGGAGAAGTCAGCATCTCCTCCTTCACCGCTCGGATCACCAGTCGCGTCACCTTCACCGCCGAGATCGTCACCAGTGCCACCATCACCGAAATCACCATCGCCAGACATATCGCCCTCACCATCAAAGCCTTGAGCGTCATCACCCATGTCTCCTTCTTCCCCACCGCCGAAGCCGTTATCGGCCGGGTTGTTCTCCATGTCACCGTTGGCTTCCAGCTTATCAAAGGCTTCCTTCAGTTTGCCTTTCATTTTGTTGGACAGCTTCAGGTATTCAATCAGACCTTTGGTGGTTTGTTCATTATACGCCACCATCGAGGTGAGCAGCGTAAACGCTTCGTTGGAATCATCGCCCACTTCGCAGAGCGCGGTAATATCCGCATAGCTACCGCTGCCCGCCATCCACTCACGCATTTTGTGTGCTACCAGGTTCTGCCGCCACATCTCAAACTTCGAGGTATCTGCGCCCTCAAGCATGTACGAGAGGATGTCGTCGGTAAACAGATCCTTGATGGTGTTCTCGTAGCGTTGACGCATGGTGTCGTACGCCCGGTTCTGCTCATCCACGTCCCCTTCCATCGGTTCTGGTAAGGTCAGCTTGATCGAGTTGATGAAGTTCACCAGGATAAAGTTGGCCAGCGACTCGTCGCTGTTCTCAATCTCTGGATGCTCTTCTTTCAATTCTTTCAGCTGCTCTTTGCCTTTCTTCGATGAAGGCTGCCACAGCTTCTTGTTCTCGTTGATGATCTCATACAGCTTGGTCATCAGGTTACCGGACTTGGCCACGATCTTCTGGACCAGTTCGGACAAGAACGCGCAGAGCATGTGGCGCTGCATCCCGGTGGACTTACGGAACAGGGCGTTGTTGTTGATGTGCTCGATCGCAAACTGGGTGGCGTTCTGCGTGGACAGCAGGGCCGGGTCCACACCCCACATGTTGTGCAGCATCTCGAGCAAGCGGTCGTTCCAGTCGCTGTCCGGTGGTGTCACGTTACGCTTGTCGTAGGTGGCCTCCACGTCGATGTCGGGGTAGCCAGGATGGCCGCTGGTTTTTACCTGCACCGAGGCTTCGTCCATGATGTTGATCACGTCACGCGGGTTACGCGCGCCAATCAGCGAGGACATGGTACGGTTGCTGTTAAGGTGCGTGGTCACGATGGCTTCCACGGTGGCATCCGGCTCCGGGTTATCCGGGTCCAGCTGAATCCCCAGGGTGGTGATGCTGGTTGACGCACTGATGTTGGCCATGGTGGTGGCAATCACGTTGGCCATTGCCATCGACGCATACAGGCGTGAGCGTTCTAGCAGTGAACGACCAATGCCAAAGCGGTTGTAGTCAAACGCCATGTACACCAGGGACTCTTCCGGCAGGAACAGGATCTTGGTCTTCAGGTTACGCAAGGTGCGCGCCACCATCATGTGCTTGATCTCATCGGTCATCCCTAAGGACACTTTCTGCCCGAAGGTACCGTTCACCACGCGCTGCACCAAATCCCGCTCGATCTCTTCGTTGACCTTGCGACGGAACTCAACCATCGAGAAGTTATCGGTTGACCCGTTGCGGTACTCGTTAGCCATCGCAATGATGCCTTTAGTGCCGTCAATGGCGTTGGCCGTGTCCGCCGCGTTCTGCTGATTGTCCTGGTAGGCGTTTTCCGACAGCGCCGTTGACAGCGGGTTACCGTCATTGTCTAACAGGACGTAGGCCCCGATACGCGCTTTCGGGTTGCCCGGCAGGTGCACGGGAATCACCGACTCCGGCGGCAGGTCAATCCACAACACTGCATCCACGTTCTTCTTGGTCAGCTCGTCGTCACGACGTACCTCGACCAGATCGGTGGGTGCATAGTCACGGGTTTTAAACAGCTGGTTATAAATGTCGACGTATTGCTCAGAGCTCAGCTGCTTGCTGATTGAGCGTTCACCGTCGCTGCCGTCCTTCTGCTTGCTCTTACCCTTGCTGTCCAGGGCTTCAATGCCGAAGCTGCGCCGTGGGCTTTGACTTAACCCCCGCGGTACCCGAACCTTGGTGGCCATCGCGTTGCGGGCCAAGGCCAGCTTGAGCTGCGGCAGACGCAGGATTGAGTCATTATCGGTAACACTAATGCCGATGTCTTCGGTGCCGACGACGTCGCTGGTCATCCCCGGCATGTCGCCCGCGATCAAGGACTCCAATGATGCCCGACGGGCACCCTGGGCCAGGATGTGATCGTTATCGCCGATCCAGCCGCGGTTGATGAACTTGCCGTCACGGTATTCGTCACCCAGCGCTTCCATGGAAGCCCGTACGTGACCATTAATAATGTTGTCCAGCGCCGAGCTTGACAGTAAAGCAATCGGACGGGAACCTTTATAGAACAGGATGTCCGCCACCATGTCCTGTAAACGGTCCGTAATTTTATAGTTGTTTTCTACGTAATCCTTTACCGTGTTCAGCATCGAGTTGTTGAGGTCGTTGTTGCGTCCCTCGTAAGCTTCCGAATTGTAGGCCAGATTAATGCTGGTCAAATCACGCGGTGACAGTATCGCGGCCTGCAGGATGCTTAACGCCTTAAAGGCACCGGGCACCGACTCCATCAGCTCATGGTTGGCGTCGATCGTGGTGCTGGTGATCCGGGAGATGCGCTCCAGCGTGGCCTTTGAGATCTGATCCTTGTTCGCGTTGGCCCCGCCCGTTTTAGTTTTCTCTTTGTTGTCTTCCGGTGTCAACAGGCTCAGGATCGATTGGGACACTGGATCCTTATTCAGCGTATTCAGCTTGGGCGTCTTTGCGTTAGACACCCCAGTTAATCTTTGACCAGCCATTTATAAGGCTCCTTGTTTTCGGGAACATCCCCATGAATTTAGACTATACGATTTACAAGCAGGAGAACTTACGTTTCGCTCGCACGGTCATCCTCCACTCCACCCGGTCAGCGGAAATCATCAACGAACACATGAGCCTGCAGGGTTATACGTCACTTCCCCAGGACAAGCGGACCTGGAAGTACTACATGAACCTGGCTGGCGTATATCATGGCTCCAACCGGCTGATGCGGGTGCGTTCGCTTGACAACGACGAGATGATCGACTTCACCGCCGAGAACATGCGCATCCACATCGCTACCGCGCGCAGCTATCAGTACGGCAGTGAATACTACAAAGAGCTCCTGGCGCAGTTCCCTGATCAGCAGCTGTTGATTCGCGGTATCCTGAACCCGATTCCCTATGAGGTTTCCACCACCGCCAAAGAGTACCAGATCATCTGGTACGAAGAAGAGCTGATTCTGGAGGGTGAGGATAACGTCATCCCGCGGCTGCAGGAGTGGATCTACACCTTCGTCAAGCAGAACGAGCACCAGAACTACATCAACCTCACCGACAACCTGATGCACCCGTTCTTCTTTGGCGCGATCATGATGCACCTGCCCACCCGGCTGATGATGATCCGTAACCAGAACATCGGCACCAACTACGTGCACGATTTCCACGTCTGGTCGCACCTGGGTTCTCATGCCGGCCTGGAGCGCTACAAGCCGTACCTGACCCGCAAGCAGGTGCTGTGGCTTTATCGCAACATTGTCTACCTGCTGCGTAACCCCGGTAAGCGCTACCAGTTTGATCGTCTGATGGATAACCTCCTGACCGAGCGCAGCATTCCGATTGCCGCCTACAACGCTCAGCACTCGACGCTGGAACTGTTGGAGAACGTCAAGGCCGGGGTGCGCTTTAAGCGCGAGCTGCTGAACATGCAGGAGATGATCTCCGACGACGCATACTTCCGCACCACCCGTGAGATCATTGAGGATGAGATTCCGCTGGCCCGGGATAACGCCAACGTCTACGAGGAGAAGATCCCCGAGACGACCTTATCGGTGCGGGCTAATCGGAACGCCCAGCTGCCGACCAAGGTGCTGGAGTCGTCAATGCGCGATCTGTCGGAATCGGTGACCTTCCCGCTGTCCAACACCATTTTAAACGAATGGGCACGGATGGCCTCGGACAACCGCTACACCGCTATCGTGTCGCTGGTTAACCCGAAGAACGGCTTGACCATGAGCATGTCGGTAAAAGAAGCCTTTGCCTTATATCTGTACGCCGTTTGGCAGTCGCAGGAGGTGGAGCTCGAGTACATCCCGACCTTCCAGGCCACCATGTGTCTCAAGCTGCCGCGTCCGACCTTTGCCGAACTGAAGAAGCGTCACGGCTCGAAGTACGTCACCGACGCCTGGATTATGCAGGCATTGCGCTACAGTCCAGATCTGCCGGTGATTATCTCAACCGAAACCTTCTACCATAAGGCGGTGGAGATCAACAACGCCACCCAGCTGCACCGCGATCTGTGGACCTACCGCAACTGGCACGTGGAGCGGGCCGAGATGGAGGCGATGGTCTATGACCTCTACGAGGACGTGCTCTGCAGCTTTGAGTCCGGCACCAAGTACGAGGACTTCTTCCGCCTGCGCAGCTGGGACCTCACGGAAATTCAGCCGGAGGACTGGTTCACCATCGCCACCCAGCTGATGGTCACCGCCACCGGGATGGATACTGCCGATCAGCAGCGAATGTCGGATGTGCAAAAGGCCATGCTTGAACTGACGCTGGAACTTAGCGCGTACACCATCCACGTGATCCGCAAGATCAACGATAAAGCGATTGCAATGCTGGACTACCCGACGCTGCGTTTGGGGGAAGTACACATCACCACCTTCCAGAACCACTTTACCAACCACAACACCCGTATCCTGAAGTCCACGCTGCGCCGTCATAGCCGGGTTGATATGGTCTCGACCAGCAACGTGGTCAGTAGCCAAGGATCATCGCGTCGCCGTTGGATCTACGACTTGAACACTAGCGTAGGCTCACAGGGTATCGGTCACGCACGCACCCGCTTCTTTGCCAGCGGCGCCACCGCGCGTATTCGCAGCGAAGACACGGTGTTCGAGCCGGTGGTCACCAACGTCATGCTGGAAGGCCTCTACGCCGAACCTTTTGATGACGGCCGCATGATTGCCGATACCGAGAAGGTGCTGAACGGTCTGTGGGTGGAGCCGCCGGTGGTGGATGAGAAGCTGCTCAACGGTCTGTGGCCGGACAGCCTCCAACCAGGGGTAGCGGTGCTCAACGGGTTATACGCCCAGACCCTGCCACGGGTGGTGACCTACACGTCGTCAGAAGTGGACAGCGAAACCAAGCAGTCGCTCGATACCTCACAGTGGGGTGATGCCTAAGCAAATCCTATGACCTGATCTTTTTTACCCATGAAGGAGCTTCCTGTGACCGCACCTATTGTGTATCAAGCAGGTGTCCACTATCCGGTCGATCCGTCCCTTCCCTCCAGCGAGCTGGTGTACGGACTGATCAACTACGATAACGGCACTAACTACACGCCCACTACCCTGCGGCTGTCCACGCCGCAGGTCAACATGGATACCATCAAGTATCCACGTAACAGCAAGATCTTTGCGGTCAGCCGGCCGGGTGCCCCGACTCAGGGGTCGACCTGGTACTACTACGACCGCATTTCACTGCCGTATTACCTGTCGAACTACCCGGAGATCCACGTTGAGGTACCACCGGGTGGCTTAACTATGCGCTCGCTGATCCCGTTCTTTAACGAGACCTTTAACATGGGGCTCGAAGCGCAGGACGTGCGTGATGACCTGATCGACTTCACTCCCAACGCGGTGAACCGCTTTACCATTTCGACCGCCTCCCTTGCCTGGCAGGATTCGGTGGAGATCGTGGTGGAGGCCGAGAAGATCGACATCGGCACGCTGCCGGGGTTAAGCGAGCTTGACCTGATTCAGGTAGTGGATCAGCATCCGAAGACCTACGGCGAACTGTACGGCTATTGGACCAACACCAAACCGATTGGTCCGGTGCTGTTCGATATCCCAATGACCCGCCTGGCAAACGACGTCCTGGCCCGCGCCCTGACCAGCGTCACCGGTGACTTCTGGAGTCACGTCAGCAAAGCCAGCCCGTTCAACCTGTATAATGCCACCGTGAAGTACAACGGTCGTATCGTCGATCAGACCGAGTGGCCGGGGAATGCCGACAAGGGCTACATGCTGGTCGTGAACGTGGATCCGGTCTTCTGCACGGAATTCCAGAACCCGCTGGTCTTGTATTATAACCGGGTGCAGGGGAGCTAACCATGACTTTGCAGAACATCATTCATAAGCGCATCAACGACCTGATGGCGCCCGCCTTTAACAAGGTCTTTGGCACCAACCTGAAGTTTACCGACTTTGACTTCGTGGCGGTAGCACCGAACACCGCACAGGGTTCCACCAAAGACACCAAAGGGACGATCGTGGCGGTAGAAGGCTCCAAGGCCTACACCGGTCAGCGCACCGTCACCTACAACCGTCTGGACGCTACCCAGCTGTTCTACGGCGTGCCGAAGTTCATTGAGCTTGCCGGTAACCAGCTTGACGAGTATTCGGTGGTGGGCTATCTTGCCAACCGCTACGGTCTGCAGTTAGACGTGGCGCACATTGAATCTGTCACGCTGGGGCAGGGCTACGTTGAAGTGACCTTCGCCGATAGCTCACCGATCATCAAGAACAAAGTGCGCTTTGGCTACTACGCCGCGTCAATCGACCTGAACGAGCTGATTGCCGACGGTATCGTGGGTGCGTTGCACACGCCAGAGATTGCCTCTACCGGTAACATCAGCCTCTACAGCTATCCGTTAGATTTAACATTTGTTAAACATGACATAGAGGGCCTTGCGATCGGTTCCAACGCACCGCTGGCGTTAGCAGATACCCTGCTGGCCGTTACCGGGGATCCGTGGACCATCTCTGCACAGGCAAACAACTATAACCTGGCCGAAGCCAAGCTGGTGTTCCAGGGTCTGTCGTCCGAAGCCAACGCGCAGGGCTTCCCGGCTAACACCCTGTACCCGAAATGCGCGGTCTATCGCCTGTCAAACCTCTGCACTAACTTTAGCGGGTTGCTGCTGGTGAACCTGTATTAAAAAGGAACGGTAAATGAAACGTAATATTCGCACCATCTACGGCAACATGCTGCAGGTTGCTAACCAGCTGGGGATTCCGCACCGTATTCTCGAGCGCTCCACGCTGAACGAAAAGTTCGGTCGCCTGGCCGGTATTAAGCCGCCAACCAGCACCAACCCGAAGATGCAGTACTTCACCATCGGCTACGGTGGTCACCTGGGCTACATGGGGTCTAACGGTACCTACCTGTCGACCGCCATTGACCATCAGCCGGACCACGCGGCGCTGTACAAGCACCTGCCGTTCGTACTGCGCGAACCGGGGAAAGATCTGGATGCCGCCCAGCGTGACAAGTATCGCCTGCGTACCATCTGGACCGATTCCAGCGGCAAGAAGTACATTGCTTACTGGGCGAAGGTGATCACCACCTCCAACCTGGTAATTCAGTCTACCAAGACCGTGCGCGACCCGATTACCGGTGCATTGGTGCCAAGCGATTGGGCACCGGACTCCAACGCCCTGAACCCACAACCGCCGTCATTGGACACCAACAACCTTGATCAGGTGGTAACCTCCTCAACGTTCTATTCTGCGAACGTCGAGCTGGACATCTCCCTGACCGCCCAGGACTGTGCGGAGCTGCTGAACGTGGCTCGTATCATGTTCAAAGACGAAGCCTACGCGCTGGTCTCAGAATACGGCTTGGTCTCCGGCGTGGATCAAACCACCACCGGCGATAACGGGTTGGGTGGCAACATCCAGTATAAGGAAATCGTTGGGGCGCAGATCAACAACTTCCTGACCAACCGCGGTGCCGCGGCGGACGATTCCGATTCCGGGATTGAATGCCTGGTGAACTACGGTGCGACCGAAGCCCTGGTGGCTGACAGCGCGGTCAATGCTACGTTCCTGAGCTAAGGTAGGGTGACGGATGAATATCTTTGATAAAGACCGTGACCGGCTGATCTTTGACCTGATCGAAGAGCGTAACCATATTACGCTCAACCGCACGGTAGCAGTGTTAACCAACTGGGTAAACGGTACCGGAGCGAACGGCGTGGATGCAATGGTCGACGTGGTCTCTAACGACCCGGCGATTTATTACAACATGAAACGCATCAGCTACGGCAAGCTCGATCTCGATAACGAATTCAAGCTTCTGAACCCGACGCTGAAGTTTACCGCGAGTGACACCAGCTATACCCTGCTGGCCGCCATCAATGCCAAGTACGGTCTGGTGCTGACCACCGACGATATCCAGCTCACCACGGTGGATACCTCGGTGAGTCCGTGGCAGATTCCGATCCGGGCAAAGACCACGTCACCGATCGTCAAGACCAGCGTGCAGGGGGTGTTCTTTAAGCTTGATACCACCCCGTACCTGAAAGACGTGTTGAAGACGCTGAAGCTGACCGGCCTGACTCCACCGTCGCAGGACCTGGCACGTCTGCAGGGTCCGCTGATGACCTACCCGGCGTTTGCCGCAGACGGCACAGCGCTGAAGAACTACGCCGTGGGCTACGTGATGTCGGCACCGACCCAGAACGATTGGGCAATTGCCGATATCCTGTCCACCACCACCGGCGAGGTTTGGGGCTTCACCCAGAGCAACTTCACTCTCTACGGGGCGAGCGTTGCTTATAATGGGTTGACGGTGCTGGCACAGACGAAGGGCTATCACGTGAACACCGCCTACACCAACGTCCTGATCCTCAACTGTGGGGTGGTTGGTAAGGTGGGTGGGTACGTGATGGTGCACTACTAAACAGGAAGGTGGGGGCGACCCCACCGCCTAAGTGAGGCAGTATGGTTTATCACGATCAACGTCCGGTGCAGCCGTTCCGTGTCGTGAGCATAGACCCCGGCACAGAAACCATGGGGGTCTCACTGCTCGAGTTACACCCCATCACCCTGGAACAGCGCTTCGTCGAAGCCTTTACTATGCGGGGATCGGTCCTCAACTACTACTGGGGCAACGTCCTGCATGACGGGGATGGTCGCGACTCACGCCTGATTGCGCTGGAGAACCAGCTGGTCACCTATTTCCAGCACGCACAGCCGCACATGGTGGTGTATGAAGATAACTACCTCGGCGCTTCACCGCAGTCCTTTAAGGCACTGATTGAAGCCTGCATGTGCATCAAGCATGCGGTCTGGAAATACAACCCCTACCTGACCTCCTACAGCGTCAAGCCTAACCAAGCCAAGTCCACGGTAAATGCGATTGCCCGACGGGGTATGAGCCAAGAGGAACGTAAGGGACTGGTGCGTCAAGGTTTAATGACCTACCAGCCGTTGCGTGTCCCACCGCTGATCTTAGCCGGCTTGGATGAGCACGCGATCGATGCCATCGCCATTGGGGCGTACGCGTTGCAGGAAGTCACTAACGAGCTGCTGTTAAGCGAATGGAGGCAACCATGAGTCGTGAAAAAGACGGGACGGTTGATCCGGTGCTGGAGACGGAAGATCGGGTATTGGATGCGCTGCAGAGCTCACCCCATGGTCTGGTGTCGAAAGCCATGGTGATTTGCGGGGCCGCTGCGGTCCTGACCACCTGTGCCTGTGCGCTGATCTTCTTTGGCACCTGTGTCCTGCACGTGTGGCGCAACAACTCCTGGCCACCGAACGTCGGCTGGGGCATCACCTCGGTGATGCTGGTTGGGCCGGTGCTCACCGCCTGGCAGTTTATGGGGGTGCGCAAGATCCTGACCTCCATCTTCTCGGAGCACAACTCCCTTGGCTCAATCGTCAAGGAGGTGGTAGCCCGCAGAATGGGGATGACTCCAACCCGCAATCCGGATGACCCATCGGCATAAAACAGACCCTGGGGCCGCTCACGCAGTCCCAGGGTCTTATGCCGTCTTACTGTTTAACGGGTAATACACTGACTTGGTTGGTTTGCTCAATGGTGCGTAACAGCCCTTGGGTGTATTGCAGCAGCGTATTGTAACGGTCGGCCAGGTCATCGGCTTCGGAACCCAGGCGGATTAAAAAGACGCTCACCTCATCGGGGAGGTAATAGACGTCATAGTCCACCGCATCATAGGTGGTCGTCACCACCGGTGATGTTGGCGTCAGCGAAGCCACGGTCGGTCCGTCGGCGTGGAACTGGGTTAACAACCGACTGCTAAAGTCAGTGTTGACCGGCTGATCCAGCGCTGCCGGAATGCCCTGTACCACCAGACGTTTGCTGTCCAGCGTTTGCTGGGTGGTGGTCGATGACGGGGCTGGGGGTGGCTGGCTTTCTGACTGACAGCCGAAGAGTCCCAGCAGCGACAGCATCAACGCGCTCGTTAGTAACCGTTTGGTTAGTCGCTTTGCGTTTTTCATAATCCTCACTCAGCTTTTTCGTAATGGCCATCTGCTCGCGGGTAATGTCAAGCATTTGGTTGGAGATGTTCTTCAGATCACCCAGTTGCCCACGGATGAGCACCATCTCCTCTCCGTTGCGCTTGGTCTCGGAAGTCAGCTTACCCAGACGTTCTCCGACCGACATCAGCGTGTTAAAGATCCACAGCGCGGCGATAACCAGCACAATCTTCTGCCAGTTCGCCAGCAGCGCTCTCCCACTGCCGGTCAATAGTGACGTAATACGATCCATAAGTGATTCCTAGAAGGTGGATATTTTCAACCAGTAGGCGTTCGGCTTGAGCCACGGATCGGTCATTAACGCATAGTCAGTGACCAGCGTCTCCTGCTTGTAGCCCACGGTTGTGTTCAGGGTGCCACGCTTCTTATGATGACCGGTCAATAACCGATGCCGGTTACTGCCGGGCCGTAACAGCGGTTCTGCCATTACCCCATTGTTAAGCACCACAGGGATAGGTTCGTCAGTTGGCACGGTAAACAAACCTGGCCAGCTATGGCCTTCCAGTGGGATCATCTCCTGATACAGGACCGGATTGTCAAACACCACCCAGAAGCTCTGGGACAGCAGCAGCCACGCCTTAATAAAGGCATCGCTCTCCAGCACCGCGCGGGGGATGACGTTCGGCTCGTTCGGGTTAATCTGCGCCGGGATCTGGTCCAGTGCCAGGTAGTCACGGTCGTAGAAGAAGCGATCGGGCCAGTTGACGCGTCCGGTTAAGAAGTTGGCTGTGGTATTGCTGATAATGGTCAACAGGTCGTTTTGCCAGTACAGAATCCCGCCCACGACCAGCGCCACGGATTTCCCCTTGGCGTTAAACGGCAGCTTCAGCATTACCTGCTCTTTGAGCGAGCTGTAGGTGTCGGGAGCATAGATGTCACCGGCACTGATTGGGTAGGTGCTGAGGGTCGAGAGGTTGTTAAAGGTTAACGCCCCGGTGTTGACCTCGTTGGCGTGCCAGGCATCACGACAAGCGCCCAGGATATAGATGCCGTCGTCAGACAGCGCTGAGCGATGCAGATAGCCGTTGACCGTGAACAGCGAACGGGCAAACAGCGTTGGGTAATCGACCCCCTGCTTGGAGATCAGCAGGTCTTCGGCGTCGGCGAAGGTAAAGTCGGTGGTTGGGTGGGACCTGATGCGCGTTGGCTTTTGCTTAAAGCCCCAGGCGTTCAGATTAGAGAACTTGGCGTGTCGTTCCGTCAAGTTCGGCAGGACATCGGTGGTCTTTAGCGAGCGGTTGCCGAGGGTGGCGAACCATTGGGGGAGCGTGCCGCTAAAGGCAATCAGTTCAGCATAATAATCCTGCAGGCGCAGGCAGACGTTCTTGGTGAGGAAGGTGTTGCTCACGATCACTTTGTTTTCGGTATAAGTCCGAATCACATCCGCCACCTTCAGCGTCGAGATATCATCGTTAACCAAGCGGGGACGTGATCCCTTCGTTTGCGAAATGCAGGCGACATAACTATACATAATCCGTCCTTATATGAAATTCAATCATATGTGTTTCGTACTTAATACAAGCTATAAAATATCTTGGGAGAAATGCCATGGCTGCTATTAACCTGGGTAACGTTGTTTACCCCTTCAACCCGTTAGCGACCGACGCGGGTGCCCAGATCAAAGGGGAAGACTATACGCTCACCCCTGCCAACGGAAAGAACTACGTGACCATCATCCCCCGCGCGGCGCCGTTCTTCCGCCAGGGGGTGGTGATCAAGAACGCGGCCAACAACCAGGTGCTGGTGGAAGACCGTGATTACACCTTCGGCTACATGTATAACCAGTTCTCGCAGCTCTTATATAAAGGGTTGTACGGTTGTATCACCTTTACCAACCTGTCCGCGCCGTTAAGCATCAAGATCGACTACGCGACTCTGGGTTCGCCGTTCGTGCTCTCCGGTGCTTCTTACGCCGGTCTGGTTGCCAACATCGTCAACAACCCGCGAGAGATCTTCTGGGACCAGATTGCTAACCCACCGGCGACCTACCCGCCGATCCCGCACATTCAGGCGGCCAGCACCACCCTCGACTACCAGGCCTATATCGATGCGATGAAGGTCGGGCAGAACGTGATCGTCAACGCCATTGCGCAATACACGGCAGCGCTGACTGACCACAAGGGGATCAAGAACGCCCACGGAGTGACCGCCCTGGATCTGCTGCTGGAGAAGGTGAAGAACTACCCGATGGCCGCAGCCGCTGATGTCCCGGGCAACAACGACCAGGTGTACGTCAGCGTGATGATGGCGAAGAAGATCTACCAGTACATGTTCACCGGCTTGCCGCTGGTCGCACTCGACTCGGCGGTGATTGGTGAACTGCTGCAGGCCAAAGCCACCACCGTGATCCTGCGTGACCTCAACGACGCGGGCCTGATGCAAACCGCGGAACAGACCAACCTCAAAGACTGGCAGAACTACGTCGGGGCACTGATCGTGAAAGCCTGTAAGGGCACCACCAACGTCGTGACCCCACCGTCACGTAACGCCATCTTTGCACGCTTATTAGGACAATAACCTATGGGGTTCAATATCAAACATTTGACGTTCGACCCGAGCGGGGTGGCGGCGGCAAATAAAATCACCAACGACCTGATTACGTTACCGGACTCCCCCATCAACCGGGCGATCGTGCTCAAGTTTGGTATGTTCTACGTCAAGTCGTTAGTGCTGAAGAAGGAAGACGGTACCCCGCTGGTAAAATGGACCGACTACCGTCCGGTGGTGCCGTCGTCTAAGACCTATCGCGATCTGCGTGAGCGTACCGGGAAAGACATCGGTGCCTGGATCATGATCGACACCAGCTACGTCGGACGGGTGATTGCGGAATATCAGGCGGTGGGCTGGTATGAAGGGGCGAGCAACGAAGACCTGATCGATATTCTGACCGCTATCGGTAATGATCGGCGTCCGTTCTACTGGCGGGACATCTCCGACCTGCCTACCGAGTTCCCGTCGATCCCGCACATGCATAGCGTGAAGGATTTTTACAACTGGTACTATGCCACCCAGGCGATGCTGCGCTATGCCTCCGCGTTGACCCAGCTGAACAAACTGCCCAGCCTGGACACCTTCATTACCCAACTGGAGGCGATTCGCACCGATATCACCACCAAGGCGGAAACGGTGTACGCGGCGCTGCAAACCCACTACCGGCGGGTGAACAACCCGCACAACTTTACCAGCCAACGGGTCGGTAACGGGTTGGAGGTGGATTTGCTGAAGAACTACCCGATGTCCACCCTGGCCGAGGCCCTGGACGGCACCCCGGAACGTTACCTGTCGCCGTACGTCGGCTTTAACGCTGCCTACGCCACGCTGATGAAGAACGACGGGGGTCTGGTCCACATTGGGCGCGTGCCGATGCTGCAGTTTGGTGACTTAACCAATACCGCCATCCCGTACAGCATCAACGGCTTTGTGCTGAACATCACCGCCGAGGTGCCGGCGATTCTCGCCTCTAAACACTATACGCTGCCGATTACCGCCATCACCCTAAGCAAGTGGGTATCGTCCCCGGCGAACAAAACGTTGTATTTGTATGTACGCGTGCGCAACAACCGGGCCAGCTACGAGGTGCAGCCAACCCCGATTGCGGAATCGACTACCTACATCTATGTCGGCAAAATCGTCACCGGGGCCAGCGCCATTACGTCCGTGTCCATCAGCAAGATCTCCGGCGTCGGGAAGATGCGCGTTTCGCCTACCAAGATTGGTTCAGCGATTGCGGTCACCACCGGCCTGCCATCGAAAGACGGCACCTACGCCTGGAAGTAACTTTAAGCTAAGAGCAGGAGTGCCCAATGAACACACCGAGCTTGGAGCGTTACCCGTTTGATTCAACGGGTGAAGCCAAGACCAACCTGGTGGTCAATGAATTACATATCGTCCCACCGGGAGACAAGAACAAAATCTTTGCCCTTCTGGAAGGGGCAGCGTTTAGCAAGTCGATCAAGCTGCGTACCGCAGCCGGCACCTACCTGCGCCCCTGGGTGGACTACCAGCCGGTGTACCTCTACCCGGAAGCCACCAAGGCAGTAGGGGAAGCCTGTACCGGTCTGGTACTGGTGCTGAACGAATCCGTTGACGGCTACCTTTACGCGGAGTACCAGGTGGTCGGTGATCGCTACGGGCACAACTCAACGGCGGTAGAAGACCTGCTGTGGTCGGTGACCTCCGATGACCGTCCGGTGTTCTGGCCCGACATTAAGGATCGCCCGAGCCTGTTCCCGGCTGCACCTCACAGCCACAACATCTTTACCGATACCGAAGGCTGGGATGCACGTATTCTGCTGGTCGACAGCTGGACCAGCGACGTGCTGGAAGAGGGTGATCAGTATCGCCTGGACATTATCCGTGATGCTACCGCCATGGTGCGCACCTACCTTAATGCTCGCTTCAACCAGGTAAACGCCCACATCGACACCCACGTCGCCACACCGCACGCCCATGTGGAAAGTAAAGAACAGGTAGGTTTAGGGCGACTGGACAACATTCGCAAAGCCACCACCGCCGAAGCCCGCGCCGGCGTGCGCGAAGACCTGCGCCTGACGGTGAACGGTGCCAGTGCAATTCTGTCTGATGCGGTGCGTTCCTATTCAGCCAACCTGATGAAGCAGGGGATTCTGCCAATCTCCCGCTGGGGCAGTTTAAGTTATCTGGAACCGGGGGTCGCCGGGTCGTTCGAAGGCTCTGCTCAGGTGACCACCCGTGATGCGCGTATGATGGTGCAGGAAGTGGACGGCACCCTGGTGCGCCTGCGCCCGGGTAACAACGGCACGTCAATGGGGGTCTACTACGACTACATGCTGAACGCCTTTAGCGATCCGCTGGGCGCACAGATGATCAAGACCAACTCCCAGTACTGGCCAGCCGCCATGGGTACCGAATATAAACCGTATACGCTGTGGCGCTCAACCCCGGACCTGCTGTGGGGTATAGCCTATGAGGTAGCCTCATTCCCGACGCTGAAGACCAAGAACTTTATTGCGCTTACCGGCTCGTCCTTTGACTCGTCCAAGCACTACGTGTCCTTTGTGACCAACACCTATGTGCACAGCGAGTACGGCACCCGGACGATTACCGACCGTGCGCAGATCACCATCATCGACGACTACGTCTACTGCATCGACCATTGTCCGTGGGGCACCACCCGTAAGGTGGGTTTCGTGCTGTTGCGTATGCCGGTTAACGACATCAAGACCAAGACCGACGTCACCTGGGAGCTGTTAACGGGTTGGACCGCCACCGGCAGCTTTGCTAACACCCCGGTCAGCGACTCCATCAACATCGCACCGATGGAGTACTCGACCGACCCGGCGGACAACCCGATGATTCTCGGTGATGCTCCGATGAATGCCACGTTGTATCGTAGCTCGTGGATGTTCTATATCGTGTCGGACGCCCCCGGAGTGATCAAGGTGGCAATGGGTGGTATCATGCACTACTACACCACCCAAAGCCTGAAGGTACAGGCGCTGGGTTGGCGCTGTCAGATCGACGTCAACGCCCGCACCGCCAGCTGGGTTGATGCGCCTACGCAGATACGCTGTCGCATTAACAACGGTAACCTGGCTACTATCAGCATGGATGATAACGATGCCTTTAAGTTTACCCAAACCCAGCTGGGGCTGGCGGCTAACCAAACGAACACTGGCGGGGATGAGTGGGGCGCGCTGTATATCGATAACAACAGCGGTTATTACATGAAGTCTTATATCACCAACGTGTTGAACACCAACATCGCCTGGGAGATTGGACAGATCACCAACTGGACCGGAAAGGCAGCGGCTTGGGATATTCTGGGTCGTGACGTCAAGCGTCTGCGGCGTCAGGTCGATAACCCAACCTTTGGCTCGAAGGTGAATAACAACCTGGCGATGCCGGTGATGCTGCCGGGTAATCGCGTGATGCTGCGCAGCATGGATGAGAACAACGGCATTAAGGTCGTGCGGGCAGCCTACGGCACCAACAGTGATTACACCTACAACGCCGTCACCGTCGGGACCGTCAAAGGGTACGAACCGCAGGTGGACCGTGTTGACATGGTGGGGTATGACCGCAACCTGCGCTTGATCACTTACCTGGACGACAAGGATGTGTTAACCAACTGGGGCAGTGTGATGACCCCGTGGCGTACCGCGGTGCCGGTGGACGTCAACAGTGACGGTACCTACAACTCGTTAACCGAGATGACCTGGAAAACGGCGGAGATCACGGCAGCGGCCATGAGTTTTGCGCGCACGCTGGATGTGGGTCCGCTGGTGATCTCGGCTAACTGTGATATCTATGTGCCACAGGATCCTACCCTGCCGGTACTGGCAGTGGTCATGACGCGTCACACTACCGAGAAAGGGGTGCAGGCACGGATGTATGTCACCGGCGTCGACTACACCGGGCCACGGCGTGGGGCGATCACCGACTATACCTTAAAAACCACCGGGCACTATAACGTGGTGATGGCGGCCGATAACAGTTCGGCAGTGGCTAACAACGGTCCCAACCAGCCGGGGATGGTCATCCAGAAGGTGGGAACCGATCTGTTGATTGCGGCGGGAAGCTCTACCGCGACCAACGTCCCAGGTAGCGGAACCGGTCGAGCGATGCTGTTTACCTACGACCTGCTCACCGACACCATCACTCCGACCAACCTCAAGGCGGTAACTTGTTCGGTGACCACGGGGGCGATTTCCTGGTGGCCAACGGTGATGCCAGGGCGTGGTATGTGCATGTTGGATCAGGACCTCAGCAGCCAAACCTACGGCACGCTGATGGCGCTGCTACCGATGGGGTCTACCGTTGCCGACTACACCAGCTTTACCACCTCCAATAAAACCCAGCGGTTTGTTCTGATGGCGCAGGAGGTTCGTCAGGGGTGGGTGGTGTATTTCACGGAAGAGGTGCCGGTGATTCTTAACGGGCGAGAAGGGGTGGTGCCGATTACCACCGTTGACCTAACTGCCATTAAGGCTAACCCAGCCAACACCACGTTCTACTGTTACGTCAAGGAAAACAACTTTGACATGTCGTACTACCTCACCACCGTTGAAGAAGCGCCGACCATTAGCAAGATGTTCATCGGGACTATCGAAACGGGTGGTAGTGCGATCAACAGCATCAAGCTGAAGAAGCGTTCTCGCGTTGGTATCTACCAGATCTCTGATAGCCGCACCGGAACCTCGATCCCTGTCTCTACCGGCCTGCCGTATCAACTGGGCGACTGGTCGTGGGATATGTAATCCATTGCGGGGGCTAACACCCCCGCCTTCTTGATAAGGAGGCCGAATGTCACGTTATGACATCCCCGGCGAAGCAACAGGTTCATGGGGTGAGTTTTTTGCCTCCCTGGAACACATGACCACCCGTCTGCAAAGCTCAAAGTTTACCACTTATGAAGCCGCCCTGTCGTTAATCACTCCGCTGCAGACCAGCGTGATTACCTCGTACAACAACGCGATGGCAAAACTGAACACCCATGTGGCCAACGACTTTAACGCCCATGCCGTCGACCGTACCGCCTTGCAGCTGGGCTTGGTCGACAACATCGGTACAGCCACCCCACAGGACATCCTGGACGGGGTAACCGCCGATCTGTACATCACCGCCGACGGCTACTCGGCGCTAGCCACCAAGGTACTCGGTGACTTTGGTAACGTCCTGCACCACCAGGGGATCAACCCGATTTCGGTGTACGGTGATATCTCCTGGCTACCCCCGGACATCTACGGCTCCTTTGAAGGTTCCGGTATGCTGGGTAGCGGTAACGCCGGTGGCTTCTCCATGATAGAGGATGACGGCACCTGGATTGGGTTGCGTGCCGGCACCAACGGCACCTCAAAGGGACTGTACTACTTTACCCTGAGTAACGCCGAAGACCGCATTGACGATGTGCCGCCGTCCCGTACCAACTTCCGTTATTCCCCGCCGAACCGCCCGCAGGGGTTTGAGTGTTTGGACACCCTCACCGGAAGCGACTCGACGGTGATCGTCGGCAAGGGTTATGGCCATGCCACCTACACCGGTTTTGTGGCCCTGACCCACGGCACCATGGATGTGACCGCGCACCATGTGGGGTATTTCCGCTTCGAAGATATCTTTACCTACGTCGAGGGCGACACCTATTCCAGCTCGGCCTGCGTGGTGGGCGATTACGTGTATCTGTTTGTCGCATTGGCAGGTGAGCCCGGATCCAACAACGGCTACGCTACCTACCCCTACGACTACAAGGTATTGCGCTGTCCGACCAGCCAGATCATCGCCGGCGGCGCAGTCAATTGGGAGCGGGTAACCGGGTGGAACTCGACGGGGTTGTGGGGTAACACCGGTGTGGCGGATAACGTGCGGATTGCACCCACCATCAGCGGTACCGACCCGGCAACCAAGCCGTTCTTACTGCATGAGGGTCGTGCCTGGACTCAGACCTACAGTCCGGTGCACAGCGCCCGTCGCAGTTGGTGCGCGCCAAGTCCTACCAACGCTAACCAGGTGCGTTTAGCCATTTACCACACGATCTGGACCAGCCTGGCAAACGGCACGGCTATCATGCCAAGCGTGGCGTTTTCGTTTCTGATTGACGTGGCGGCTAAAACGGCGGTGGTGGAAGACGGTGCGACCTATGTGCAGCACAAATCCCCCAACGTCAACGAAGTTACGCTGGTCTCCCCGATCGTGCTGACCGATCTGACCAAGTGCACTGGCTACAATCTCGGTGGCAACAACTGGATAAACCAGCTGGTCACGGATCGTGGATATCTGCTGACCCGCAACACCGGTAACCAACCGGACGAAAATAACGTGTTCATGCGTGCGGAGGTCACTAACTTCGTCAGCCGCTTTGACGCCCTGCGCATGCGTAACCGTGTAGTGCGCCCGATCACGAACGTAGCCGACAACATCCGCGTGGGCTCGGCGTTTTCCAACAACTGCTTTAACCCGCGTATTCTACCCGGCCTGTACGTGATGTACCAGGGCTCGGCAACGGACAAACCGGCGCAGTTCTGGTTTGGTAACGCCAAGCGCTTTCAACTGACCGGTTCCCCGACCTTTAACTACAACACCTTAAACAGTGGCGTGATTAAGGGCTGGGCACCAAACAGTACGCGTATTGAATACCCGAACAACCTTTCCTTTAACCAGGGGGCGTTCATCAGCCGCACCTCACAGGGTGGGGCGGTGGTGTGTGATGCTTCAGTAGCCTGGGGTCCGGATACCAAAGGGGTCAGCAGCTCGGGGACGTCAATCGACAGAAACCTGAAGATCAGCGGTTCGTTTAGCTGGAACCTGACGGAAGGTCAAAACGTGGCGTTGACTGCGGCACGTGCGGCACTGGGACGCAACAACATCTACAACGTAGCTTGGACCATCTATGCGGCACAGGACACCAACATCCCGCTGATCATGCTGCTTACCGCAACCTCACCGCGTGACGATGCGTTAGGCTTCCACGGGGTGCTGGCGTTGGTTGAGCTTAACCATTCGGGCGCCCGCAGTGGGTTACTGACCGGCTACAGCTTTAACCGTGTGGTAGCAAAAGGATCGATTGATAAAGTGCCGGGTAACGTGTCGTGTCAGTACGAAGCCAACGGTGCGCTGCAGGTGTTTAAATGCACTGACGGTACCTACCTGATGTCGATTGCTTCACCGCCGGTGTTGGGCGTGTACGGCAGCCAGGAAAGCATGATCTACTTTGCCGCAGTCCGGGCAGGCAGCAAAACCATTGAAGATGCCACGGTGAAGATGTACAACCACTCGTACTTCCCTAACGGCGGGTTACCGAGCGGGTTTGTGCATCCAAGCCACGGATTGTGCATGCTGGATTATGCCACCAACGTTGCCAACTATAACGCCATCATGGCGATCAACGTCATGGCGTCGTCCTACGCGGACTTTACAACCTGGGGTGTGAAGAACAAGCTGATCCTCGGGGCACAGGAGGTAGAGAAAGGCTGGATCGTGTACTTTACCTCGGACACCCCGGTGTTCCTGTCAGGCAAAGAGTACATCGTTCCGGCAGGTAATATTGATCTGCGTAACATCACGGCGGATCCGGCGAACAAGACCTTCTATTGTTACGTGCGCCTGGGAGATACCGGTATTGAGTACTTTATCACCCTTGAGCCGCTATCCCCAACGATGACCATGATGTACATCGGCAGCATCAGCACGGGGGTATCGGCGATTACCAAGATCGATGTCAGCAAGAAGATCCGTGTAGATACCTTTGAGCTGTCACCGGTGCACATCGGTTCCGGTATTCCGGTTGGGGTAGGGTCACCGGCTCAGGTGGGTGACTTCACCGGCTGGATCATTCCGTACCTGCGCAGCAACGTCAAGACCCTGAAGTTTGCGGCCCGTCTGGACTACGAAGGGCGGTTTAGCGTTAACCTGCGCACCGGTGTGGTGAGCATGTCATTAACCGAAAACGGCGTCGAAAGTCTGTCACGTCCGGTGGTGTGCTACGTTACCGGCACGTCATGGGATCCGCAGATGAACAGCGGGACTTCGGGATCGAACAGCACGTTGCTTACCCGTACGGCGACCATTCAGGGTCTCGGGGTGGTTGATATTGATAAAGCCTCCAGCTGGGCGGTGAAGATCGGTAACTTTGTAGGACGTGATGCCAGCAGGATTACCATTACCCAACCGTCACCGGCGAACGACTACACGGCCACCGTGTCGGTCATTGACGGTCCGTCAGCGGGCACCAACAGCGAGTCGTGGGACGAATACTCCTTCGACCTGTTCGTGACCATCAAGTAAGACAGCATAAGCAAGGCCTGGCCCTTCCCGTGTGGGAGAGGCCAGGGCCTTTATGTCGATATTTACTGTGGACCGTCCGATACCGAGCCACCGCGTTGAATACCGCCGTGACGATGTGACATTACGCTGATACCACCGGCACGTACATCTTTTGCCGCGGTAATAGAACCTGTTGTGGTGATGTTGCCACCTGAGTGTTTGATCGGACCAATCAGCTCGATCCCACCCGGGGAGTTGATCTTGGTGGTCTGAGTTTCCACTTCCCACTTGTTGGTTTCAAAGCGAATGCTGTTGTTGGCCTGCACCAGCCAGTCCTGGCAGATCATGTGGATCTTCTTCTTGGCGGTGAGTTTGAAGGTATCCTGGGCGATGATCTCGACGTTCTTCTTGTCGATCTTGAACATGGACTTGTCGGTGTTAATCATCTGCCACAGGGCGTTCACCGAATCCAGCGCAATGCTGTTATCAAGATCGTCTGCTACAGAGAACTTACCGTTACCGTAGTCAAACTTGGCCACGTACTGCACGACTTCCCCGTTGGCCTTGGAGTTGGACATCATCATGTGCTTCTTGTGTGACGACCACTCAATAAAGTACCAGTCGCCGTCACCGATGGTTTTGTTTTCGGTGGTTTGTGGCGTACCGGAGATAGCGATCACAATGGTCTCTAAGCGTCGCAGCTCATCGTCAAGCCCCATCTCGGTCCAGTAGTACTTGTCCTCATCACCGACCCGCCACACCTCAACGCGTTCCCCCGGCATTACATCCGGGGCGGTAACGCGATTCGAGCCGTGGGGTAACCAGGTGGCGGTAACGTTTTGATCGGTGACCAGCTTGTTCTGCACCTGCTCGCCGCTGGCGGTCTCACCCTTATATTCCAGCTGTTGGGGGTCTACCGCCGCTTCCCCGGACATGTAGGAGGACATCTCGCGCAGGCTGACCTGAATGTCGCGGGAGTTGGTCGACTTCGGTGCCACCACCACCCCCATGGAATGAATGTGCAATACCGAGACGTTCTGCAGGGTTTGTTTCTGCCCACCGGCAGCGTTCGACTGTTCCATGGTGTTATCCTAAGTTATTTAATACTGGCGTTGCTGATTGTATAAGCTAAATACATTACACGTTAAGGACGTCAGCATGTTAGAATTCATTATCGGTTATGAAACCCAGACGTTACCCTACTGGCTTACGGCTGCGATCGACAACGGGTCGGTAGTAGTAAAGGGGAGTTCGACCAGTGAAGAGCGCTATTATCACCTCAACGGTCAGGTGGCCGGGCCAGGCAGTACCCTGGTGTTTGACGGTAACGTCATAACCGTGAAAGGGTAACGTATGCGAATCAAGTACCTTGAGCTATACCATTACCAGCGCCTGAAGAATAAAGGCATCAACCGCATCAAGCTCGACTTCACCGAGGTCATCCAGGTCATCATCGGGGCCAACGGCATGGGCAAATCCAGCCTGATGCGTGAGATCTCTCCGCTCCCCCCGGACAACGGTGATTACGTCAAGGGCGGGACCAAGCATGTGATCATTGAGCACAAGGGGGCCTTTTATGAACTGATGTCGATTTGTGGTACCCCGTCCCGTCATTCCTTTAAGTGCAACGACGTGGAGCTCAACGAATCCAAGAACCTCAGCGCGCAGAAGGAACTGGTTGAAGCCCACTTTGGCTACACCGGGGAAATCCACGAGCTGCTGCTGGGTTTGGTGAACGGCGTGTCCTTTACCACCATGTCACCGGCCAAGCGTAAAGAATGGCTGATGGCACTCTACCCCAACGACCTGACCTACATTACCGACCTGCACGACAAGTTTAAGACGATGCTGCGGGATGCGAAAGGCGGGATTCGTACCAGCTCCACGCACCTGTCTGGCTTATACGACCAGCGCGGCAACGGTACCAATCTGGAGGAGATGCAGCAGCGCATTGACCACCTACAGATCCGGCGTGACAAGATCGCGCGTTTGGTCTCCGAACAGCTGACCAGCGAGAACCACCAGGGAAACATTGATCGTACCTACGTGGATCTGCAACGTCTGGTGAATAATCACCGTAACCCGATTGCGCTGCAGGGCAGCTACCGGGACCGTGAACATATCGTTGAGCTGATTAACGAAACCAACGGTAACCTGCAACAGCTGGAGTACGCCTACCAGACCCACAGCAAGGAGCTGACGGAGCTTGCGAATAACGAAGTGTTCAAGCAGGCGGCCACCGCCGAGGACAAGGAGCGCCTGGAAGCCCAGCAGCGTCAGCTGAGTGAACAGCTCGAGCGTGACAAGACCGAGTGGGCAGTTGCCGTATCCAACTACAGCGACTTTGCCTTATGGCCGATGATCACCGGGCTCAACGAGTTTGACCAGCGTAACCTGATGAGCGTGGCGCCTGGACTGTTAGAGTTGCTGGTTGCCCTGCATCCGATGGACGATGAAGAAGTCACCCTGCGTCGCTACGATGCCGTGGTCAAGCTGAAGTACGAGCTGGGCCCTGGACTGGAAAAGCAAACCGACATCGTTAACCGCATCAGCCACAAGCTGAACCACCTGGAGTCGGCGGACCGCACCGAGTGCCCGAACTGCAGTCACCGCTGGTTACCCGGTGTGTCAACCCAGCAGCTGGAAGAGTTCCGCCAGCGCAAGGTTGTGGAGCAACAGAAGCTCGATGACCTGACTGCCCGGATGGCCAAGTGTGATCACTATATTAACACCTACGCCATCTGGTATGCTGCCGCCAGTCAGTTTACCCGCTACATGGTCGGCCACCCTAACCTGGAAGGATTACACCAGTGGTTGACCGAGCAACGCGTGCTGTACGTTGGGGGTGCAAGCTTTGCCCGTGAGCTGATGGCGATCGTCAATGCTCTGCCTACCGAACACAGTATCCGCAATGTTACGGCAGAGCTGGAGCAGCTGGCCAACCGGCTGAAGATGTTTGACTCCGATGCCATTGAATGGCACAAGCGACGCTACCAGGAACACGAAGAGGCGCTTAACCGGGTGATTGAACAGCGGCGTGCCGCAAATCAGGACCTGCAGCGATTGAACCGTGACCTGCAAACCGCCGATGATGCTCAGCGCATGGTCAACGAGCTGCAGCGCCAGAAAGGGTACATCGTCAGCCAGGTTGGTCAGTTCGCCCACCAAACCTTAACCAGCATTGCCAACAACGAGCATCGCCAGCTTGGGGATGAACAGCGGACCTTAACCACCCAACTGTTTAACAGCCGTTCACTGGAAGGCTCCATCACCAGTACCGAGCAGCACATCGAACTGATGCGCCAGCAGGAAGAGGTGTTGAAGCTGTTGGTGAAGGCCACCTCCCCTACCGAAGGGCTGATTGCTGAACAGCTGTCCGAATTCATTGAATGCTTTATGGGGAACATGAATGCAGAGATTGACGAAATATGGGATGACGTGCTCCAGATTAAGCCCTGCAATTTGGAAAATGGTTCGTTGTCATACAAGTTCCCGCTGCTATCCGGTGAATACGACTGCGAAACCGCCGACATCTCCGAATCCTCCACCGGCGAATCCCAGCTGATTAACTGGGTGTTTCGCTTAGTGGTGATGGAGTACCTGGGCTTCAACGAATATCCGCTGTACGGCGATGAGATTGGTGCCAACTTCGATGAGAAGCACCGCCCACGGCTGATGGAGTTCTTGAAGAAGTGTGCGTCGTCCGGCAAGTACAGCCAGATCTTTCTTATTTCGCACTACATCGCTCAGCACGGGGTACTAACCCACGCCGAGGTCTGTGCCCTGTCCACGGACGGTGTGGCGCTCCCAGAGCGTTACAATGAGCATGTGGTGATTTCTTAACTATTGGGGGTGCTCCGCGGCCCCTTATGCTTTTCAAAAGGAACTGTTATGTCTGAGAAGAAACAAAAGGGTAAGCAAGCCTGGTGCCTTAACACCGTCGCTATCCTAAAGCCGTACATTGAACGTAAAGAACACATCACCCGCACCACCGCTAACCGACTGGTTAAACCGGTGACTAACTGGCAACGGCGTGAGCTTGACACCTTACGTAAACAGGCCAACCAGATCATCCGCGGGGAGAACGTCAGCGCGCTGACCTACACGGTGTTTGGCATGACGTTAGAACACCCTGAACTGCAGCCGGTCAAAGAGGCCTTTGATGCCACGCTGCAGCAGCATCGTGAGACGTACACACTTCCACTCGATCTGCAGGTTCGAGGGGTGCAGTCATCGGAAGAGAAGGTGTTCTTTGATGAGCAATACCACCCCCGTAAAGCCATTGTCGGTGACGTCTGGCTGATTCGTCAGGAATACGCTAGCACGATGGACATGCTCATCGTTGAAAACGAACACACCTACGTGATCATTCCTGGTGCGGTGAATGCCAGCGATGCGGTTACACGTGGGTATCGTTGTATTTATCCTGAGTGCGTTAAGGTGGCTGATATTGACGTCATTTATTCCGCACCGCCTGCTGAATCTCAGCGCCCAGCACACCCTGCAATGTATATGGGTCTCGTGGTGGTCGAAACTGAACTGCCTGAAGACGCACAACCGGGTCACATGTACGGTGTGACGAACGGGCGGTCCGGTAATCCGGAATATACCGTTGTACGTGATCTCGATAACAACTGGGTACGGATGATGAATAACCCGGTCGATGATTACGACAGTCATTGCCACAAAGCGGTACCGACTCAGCTTACCACTACCGCGCCGGACGTTGAGACAGTGTTGCGGGAACCAAGGGGTCTGCCGTCAAACATCGTGTTAGCCGACCCCGCGATGGCCAGCTACCTGACCAGAATGCACGCGACCACGCACGGTTCTGTGGCGATAGCCAGTGACACCGCCTACATTTTTGATAAGCAGTACGGCTGGTGTCTCCTCGAGGCCTACAACGAACCCGCTGTGCCGATGAAGCGATCATTCATGCAGCGTTTACTGTCCTGGTTCTGTAAATAATCTTGGGCCTACATTACCTCTATGCGATGGCACGACGATCCAATGGAGGTAATGTATGTACCACGTGTTGACTATCTCCCTTCCTGGGTTAGTGGCATCGGTAAACGAAACCATCAACGCCACGAACTACGCCCACATGATCGCCCCGGCCTATTTTCTTACGGCAGCGGTAGAACGTTTGAGCAGTGATGATCATACCACGCTGGACGTGCTGTTTGCGTACGTGCATTCGCTGGCACCGGAGCTGCGGGATTGGGCGTATGAGGCGGAAGATGACTGGCTGCTGTTAGAGCACCTGACACTGCTGGCTAATCAGATTCGCCCCATTATCGCCCCGCTGATGCCGATTGGTGGGAAAGCGCAATACTACAGCCACACCGATGACACTTTGACTATGTTAATTAAAACACCAGTAGGATATGATTATGGCTTTTGACAGTTTTTTATCAGGGAATATTGCGGCCTTTTTGTTTAACATGAAAGAACAGCTGGCTAAGCGTGACACCCAGTATGATCGCTGGCTAGCCCTGCACTACCCGGCAAACCGCTGCGTGGTGATGCAACAGCGCCAGCGTGTACTCGGTACCGCCATTGCGGTCTATAGCTTCGTTACAGGACGTCAACCCACCGAACCCGAGAAGCAGCGGGTGCTAGAATGGGTGCGGCGTAACCCCTTTGTGGTGGTTGATGAACACCTGGCGCTACAGCTGTTTATTCGTCTGCATTCGGACGTTCCGGTAAGCCAAACCCTGGTGACCACGCTGCCGCGTCACTGCTGTCAGTTTAGCTATCCGCTGGTCTTACCGGAATTAGTTGGTAAATAGTGTAAGGAGGGAGTATGCCATGATTATCGCCACGTGCGTAGTCAAGGTACCGTCTTTAGTTGGGGATTATGCCCCGTTTGATCTGTCGGCTCCGGAGCTGATCGGTCTCGCTATTGACCACATTAACCGGGGTGATGCTGCGCTTATAGAGCACCCTGCGTATCAACACTCAAGCGTTGCGTTCACCAACACTATCATTGACCTTGCGGTAGAGATTCTTAATCATCTACCTGCCGAACTCGAAACCGATTTTGATCAGATTGGGATCGTGCAGATTGATGGTACGGTTGCGCTAGTAACGCTAGAGATGAAGGACTAAGTGGTATGGCAAACGCCCCCAATTTTCAACGTGTGATTTGCGTTATTGAATGCCCGGCTGCCGATGATCTGTTGCGTCAGCACTGTGCGGTAAAGAACAAAGAGTGGCATATCGCCTTCGAAGACCTGATGGAGGTCGTGGCGTTAGTCATGGAAGGGAATGAGAATGAAGCGTTCCGTCGTCTGGAATACTTCGTGGGCATCCCGTTGTTCCACCCCGCACATTACGGTCGCGATAGCTTTTCCCAACCTGCTACCGATCTGGTAACTGCGCTGGCACTCGCACTCAAACACGCGTTACCTCACGCCCAACCGAATCAGGACAACCTTGTCGTGCGCTGTACGTTCTTACAGACAACCGGCAAGTGGTTCGTATTCGATGTGGTTTTACAAACTTGTTAAGCAGGAGAACTTGTATACGACGTGTCCTCAGCAGGGGCACACCAAACGCCGTGGAGACGATAGGTTTCTTGTCTCCACTCAAAATATCCACGCCGGCTTGGTGATAAACAGATGACAACCACTTTTAACTTTATCCGTGTTTTACTGCTCGCTGCAGCAGTTTCCTTTACTGGCTATGCACAAGCGTCCGCTCCCACAAAGAAGGTCCAGTTCAACCAGGCAGGATTTAACAAGTACAAGAAAGACTTGTTAAAGGCCAGCCTGGCGACCGGGGAGTCCGCGACTACGCTCGCCGCCTATTCATCCATTGAAACTAACCTGCGGGCTAACGTCTGCAACTCGGCAGGCAGTGGCGCCTGTGGTATGACCCAGTTCATGCCGGCCACCTGGAAAACCATGGTGAAGAAGAACCACCGCAAGTATGGTTTGAGTAAAAACGTATCTCGTTCTAATGCTTACGCTAACCTGGTCATGACGGCCGAGTACATTAAGGACAACCGTGACATCCTTAAGAAAGCGTTAAACCGAGATGTCAGCCCCTCGGAGGTCTACCTGGCACACGCGCTGGGCCCGGGCAATGCGCTCAAGGTTCTGCGTGCTAACCCTAACCGGAAGATCACCAGCGTGATCTCTGTCCACCGTGGCAACAACCGGTTGATGTACTCAAAAGGCAAGCCTCTTACTGTGGCGCAGTTTAAAGCCAACATGCAACGAAAGTTTACCGCACACAGCTCAGTGTACCGCCCGGCTGTCGACAGCTACGCCCTGAACCAGCTGCCGAAGCAGCAGGCTATGGATCACCTGATCGCACAGGTTTCGACGACCCCTGGTGTGCCGTCTTTGTAAAACCTTACATAACCCGTCGATAATGTACACCCACAACGGCAGTCCTTCGGGACTGCCCTTATGCCGGCTTGAGGAAAAACCCGCATGCCCACGCTTACTATTGAAAATATTCCCGGTCTTGCCGTGGAGAGCTTTACCCCGCACCTGCTTGAAGTGGCGTTGATAAAAGCTGATTTGTCGTTCACCCTATCACAAGTGAAATACGCGGAAACCGGTGAGGTCTTTGCGGATCTGGTGCCAGGTGGGCTAGCCTGGTTATGGGATACCGATGCAGGGTTCACCGTACTGGCCTACCTGGGGGATGAACGGGAGTTTGTTCAGCACAGCAGGGAGTTTGTCGGCTGCTGGAAGAGAAACTTTTTAAAGCCGCCTTCTATCACTCCGGTTAAGGTGCTGAGCAAATCAAATATCGACAGCAGCTGTATTGTCAAAACCATGCCCACTGACATTACCTGGCGCCTCAGCTTGACCGCTGATAACATGATTGACATAGATGCGATTTAGTAATCGTTAACATTCTTTTATCATTCTGTAGCAACCTCAATTTACTCGTAAGGATCGTATTATGTCTGGACACTTCATCGAACGGGAACTGGTGCTCATTCCCAACACCCTGATCAACGAGCGCAATATTAGTCATGCCCATTTACTGGAGCTAACCACCCAACCCCATTGGTGTGAACTGGGCTCGCCCCCTGCCCCGGAATTTGAAGACTACAAGCCCGCCTTACTGGTCAGCCAGGCCGTCAAGGATCGCCTAGATCGTTATCGTCAGATAAACCATATTGATGTGGTGGGTACGATCATCAGCTCTCGTGTGGACGTCGCCGGTAACCTTGTGGGGGTGGTTCGTATTCTGGACACCCATGCTAAAGCCGCGAGCTTAAAGAAAGCCCTGATGAAGCCCAAATGCGGTTTGGTGATTCACCCCCGTATTGGTCTGCGCCAGACCTTCGGCAATAATTATGAAGCCTGCGTGTTTGGCTTTGACCTGGGGTTTAAATGATGACTAAGATCTTAGCGCTAAATGCTGTACCGGATTCGATCACCGTTCATCCGTTTGGCACCCTTGCGGTTGCCCCAATGCTGCAGCATCCTGAGCTGGGATCGGGTGACGAACAGATGCGAGTGGTGAAGTTGGATAACGGTCACCATTATCTCTTGACCCCCAATGTTGCCACGGCACTGCTGCGCATGCGCGCTAACGTTGGTAACGTCCACGGTGTGCGGGTGGCGAAAGACATTCTGGAAAAGGGCACGGGGATGGTCTGGCATAAAGGGTCAAACCATCCGTACTCGTATATCACCATGGGGTATAACGGCAGCTATATTGAGCAACGGGTTGCGACAGCAGACCTCGGTTTGCACGTTGATGATTAATCCGAAGGCCGGGTAACACCGGTCCTTCTTTTTTTTTTGTAAGGATCACTATGAATCGATTCTACGTAAGCCTGGTGGGTGAGTCGGTAACCGATTTGGGGATTACCCGCCCGCGGGCCATTGGGATCAAGGTGCGCACCCACTCGGGTGTACCGATTGCATTGCGCCTGATTCCGGGCTTTGACCCCTACATGTCGTTCTTAATCGTGCGTAATGGTTTGTTAGGCCTGTACCGTTTTGATCGTCGCATGTCGGCCATGTCCGATCGAGCGGAGGCCAACGGTTTGGATCACGATGCAGTAAAAGAGATTGCCGAAGAGCTCTGTCGTAACCTGTTTTCAAAAGAGACTGGGATTATCTTTTTAAAGCAGATGGTCGGTGAGTTCCGCTTCCCGGAGGTGGTCAGCAGTATTGGCGGTAGCGGGGTGTATGTTGAAAGCGATCTGCTCTTCACCTTAACGCGCTCGCGCGGTTCAATTCATGGCTACGACGTGGGTTTAGGTAAGATCCCGCTGATTGAGCTCGGTATCCATCAGCAAAAGATCGTCAATGTCGACCCTACCCTGACCAAGGATTTTGCTCGCAAGGTGCGGGCCAAGTACGGTCATCGGGTTGCGGTCACGTTTTCTGGATGTGTCATTAAAAACTAAAAGGGGTTGAACATGCTTGGAGTACTGCGCGGTTGGTGGTCAGATTTTACGGAACGTAACAACATCTGCCATTGGGATTATGGGATTCGCTGGCGGCGGGAAGGAAAGAACGTTACGGTGAACAGCATTGAGCTGCAGTATCAGTTTGGCCTGCAAGCGAAGCGTTTAGCGTTAGGGGTAGAGATCGGTGGGGATGAGGATCACATGTATACTTTCCGCATTGCGATCCCGCTGCTGTTTGCCTTCTGGCTCCATGTCGATACCCCGCCAAACCGTTTCACCAAATGGTTTGTTGGCAAGGATTGGTTACTGGGAGGTCGCGAGACCGGTTTTAGCATTGACCGTGATTTGGTGTCGTTCCGTTTACACAGTACCACCCTGGGGTGGTCTGCGGATAAGTGGTGTGGTTGGACCTGGATTCGCAGCTGGCGTGAAATCTTTATGGGTGATCACAACTCTCGTAAAGGTGAGCTACGTTTTGACGTGGTGCGTGGTTCGCTTGGTGCGTCAAAAGGTGCGCCAGAAGGCCACAAAGACATCCTCTTTGACGTCAAGTACGAAGACAACATCAGCAGCTACAGCCGCTGGTATCTGTTCTGGTATCATCCAAAGTGGACGCGCATCTCATTAACGCCACGGGAGAAAATCGTGGTGCCCGGGAAAGGAGATAACGGTTGGGATCAGGACGATGAGACGATGGGCGAGATCAGTTTTGGCAACACGGTAAAAACCCTGGATGAAGCCATCATTCAGTATAATCAAGCCCTTCATCGCTACATGGGTCGCTGAGGTTACCGTGGAAAATAATAAAGCTAACGTATTCATCTACTGGGACTTCGATGATGTCCTGGGCAAAACCCATGCGCAGTTTATTTTTCTTCTGAAGCTGCTGTTTGACCATGATGCGGCAACGGACGTGTATTTGACCCCGGCTAACACCGACGGTCACTTAGCGGTAATTTTAAACAAAGCCACGTTCATGCGCAACACCGCCTTTGACTACCAGGTGATTGCCGCCTGGAAAGCTATCCAGGAAAACTTCCCGCAGGTGGTACATGGGTTGGCCACCCACCGTGGTTACCACCCGGATGGCGAAGCCCACACGATGGCATTACTGGATGAGCACGGGTTCAAGTTTGCCAGCTACCACTTCATCGATCCTGCTGTCCACGGGAAAGACAAGATGGTGTACCTGCGCGAGCGCCATGCGCCTGACGACATCATCATCTTAATCGATGACAATACGTTCTACGAACACGATCAGTACCCCAATGCCTCCACGGTGCTGATCGATAAACCCTGGAACAAGCACGTCGTAACGACCTCCCCTGAGCTGCGCGTTCAGACCTCTGGCATCTATGAGGCTGTGGAGGCGCTGCTGTGCTTCTACAGCTTAAAGGCCATGACCAATGAAAGAGCAGCCTAAAGTAAAAATGTCAGTGGATATGGGTCGGGCGTTCATGCTCGCGGAATACCCCTGGTACGACACCGACATGTGCCAATCCAGCCAAGGTCTTGTCACCCCACCAAACGACTGCCCATCGACGGAAAAGATCAAATACACGCTGTGCTGTCACGCGCTGAACTGCTATGAAAAACGCAGTGCAACAGATGACCATGATAGCTTGTTAACGCTGATGTGGTACACCTACGGATTTGTTCCCTGTGCCATCGCCTATCAGGGGTTTAGCTACCGGGCATTGGTGGGACTGCGCGGCATTTGCTGGGTTGAAAAACCACCAATTGATTTGGTTGGCCCAGAAAGCAAAGGTTACCCGGCATTGTTTGAACAGACCGTCCGTATCTGCAAGACTCTGCGTGCTGCTATTCGTCAGGAACAGCAGCTGCTGCGTTAATCCTTATGTAACCCCATAACAGAGATTGAAACAATGAACCACATTTTCTATGCTCGCGAGCATTTATTGGTTGTCTACACCGAAACGGAAGATCACCCGCGCCCAGAGGGACTGCGTGATACGGCGCTGGTTGACATCACCAACTGGCCGTGCGACATCATGTCGATTAACGAAACCCAATGCATGGTGTTTGCTGACCCGGGCTTCATGTCCACCATGGGTACCGGCTTTACCGCCGGCGGGGATCTGATCACTGGTGCGCTGGTCTGGCGCGACTGTTACCTATATCGCCACAACGCGCAAGGTGAGCTGGACGTGATCGGTAACTTCCCGTCACCATGGCACAACCTGTCGCGCAGCTTCTATGAAACCCGCCATGAAAACGGCGAACTCTACGATGAGCTGATGCAGACCGCCAGCCGGGCTGACAATATCAACGAAACCAAAGAGTACCAGGATCAGTACGTGGCCCGTATGCTGCGCCTCTTTGTCAAGTACAACCTGCCGGTGCAGTACGGCTACTGTGTTAACGTGCGTACCGGCTGCATGTCGCGGGTCAACCGCCAGCGCATGAAAGAGCTGGAAGAACAGGCGCGTAACAAACGCAACTAATACCTGATGATGAACCTGTCCCCTACTGCGGTGGGAGGCGGGTTCATTTTTTATGCTGCAGATAATTTTACCTCTACATTACCGGGGTGAATGACACTTCCCCGTTATTCTGTACATAGCCTCCCTACCGTATGAGTTAGAGTCTTTGGAGATTGCGTATGTTAGAGCGCTTCCTGCTCATTGTGGCCCTCAAGTTTATTGTCTGTTGGACGATCATCTTCTTTGCCGAACGCCAGCAGCTCAAACCCTACTACTACTTCCGTGAAGTGGTGCTGGGGTGCATTGTCGTGGCGATCACCCCCTTGGTCGGTCAGTTGGTGTTGTATGTCTACATGGGCTACCAGCTGCGTAACTATCCGTACGGTATGATGCGTGCCTGGCTTTGGCCGGTGGAGTGCTACCGTTCGATCATTTACCGCTACACCCGTCGTTATCCGTTTCGTCATTAAATAAGGGACCCGTATGTCACTCGTTGATAAGTTTAAGAATTGGAAACCACAGAAGCAGCGTGAGCTGTTAGAGCAGCTGCTGATGATCCACGCCGGCACCCAAAGCGATAACCTGCTGTACGCTCAGCCAACGGCGATCAACGTCGCCTGGCATGACAGTCCGGAAGCCATCCACCGCGCCTACTGGGAGCCACTGTGTCAACGCGAGCAGCTGCCCTACGAGGAGCTGTTCTCCCGCATGACCATTGAAGCCGGTGACAACGGCATTGGGGATATTGTCGGGAACACCCCGGCCCAGGTCGTAGCCGGGATTCGTGAACAGGGATGCTGGGCCTTTACCGACTACCATAACCGCATGGTGCATATCTGGGATGGTGGCACCGTGGATCAAGGGATGATCATGCAGATGATTGCTTCCGAGGTGGCGCACCTGACGCCGGACCGCTGGAGCAACGAACAGTTAGAGGAGCTGCGGGTAGAACAGTTTGGCTACGTTGCCAACATTGCCCTGCAGGCGTTTAATCAAGCCATGGAACACCGTGCGGCAAAACTGGAGGGGTAACATGTGGCTACTATTCTGGCTATCATTGGGCTGGTTCATTTCATCCGTCATGTTGCATTTCGGCGAGAGGCGGGGGATTCGTATGACCAATCCTATCGCTAAACGCCCTGGGTTCGGTGACTGGTGGCGGCTGTTCTGCTGTCCGTATGTCACGGTGTACCGCACACTGCACGCCGTGGTGGGCTACCTGGTTGAACTGACCTGGCGTTTGGTAAAGGGATAACTACCATGTCAAGCATCTATTTGCTGATCGTGTTTATCCCAACGGTGTTGTGGGTGATTGCCAGTAAGGCGATCTTCCACGCCACCATCAACCTTAAAGAGTGGTGCATTCAGATTCTGGCGGCCCTGGCAACCTCATTGATCCTTTGGGGGGTGATTGCCATGGGTAGCCTGACGATGTCGTATGACACCGAGATACTCAACGGTTACATCACCGGTAAAGAACGGGTGAAGGTCGGCTGCGAGCATCAGTATCAATGCGGGGAAACCTGCACCAAGGACAGCAAAGGCAACAAAACCTGTAAACCGGTTTATTGTGATGAGCACGCCTACGATGTCGATTGGGACGTGAAATCTTCGGTAGGTAGCTGGACCATCAGTCGGGTGGATCGCCGTGGCTTAACCGAACCGCCACGCTGGACCCAGGTGGTGATTGGTGAACCCGCATCCTCATGGGCGGTAGCCAGTAATTACATGTTGCTGCAGGAGAATCACTTTAACACCTCCGACAGCATCATGGCGCACTACAAGGACCAGTTGCCGGAGTATCCGTCAACCTACGACTACTATCGCTTTAACCGCGTGATCAATGACACCCATACCAACTACGGCTGGATCAACGATTATCTCAATGACCAGCTGCGCATGCTGGGCAAAGAGAAGCAGTTAAACGTGATCGTGGTAATTACCAACAAACCGTACGAATACTACACAGCAATACGTCAGGCCTGGAAAGGGACAAAACGTAATGACGTGCAGCTGTTCTATGGCTTGGATGCGGAAGGTCACATTAGCTGGTTTAAGGCCGACTCGTTTGCGGACGGTCAGTCCAATGCGGCGATGCTGGAATCGCTGCGGATCCCGACGCTCAATGCCACGCTGACCCCCGAGTTGCTAAACGAGCAGCTGCTGATCATCAAAGAGAAGTTTGTCCGTCTGCCCAACGAGAAGCTCGAGTACCTGAAAGACCAGTGGTCGCCGAGTATTACGTTCATTACTATCTTGACGCTGTTAAACCTGCTGGTCTCCGTGGTGATCAGTTGGTTCCTTCATAAAGAGGAGTTGGCAGAGTTTAAGTTCTTAACCAAAACCAAAAGCAGTTACTATTAACGGAGAATAAAATGAGTTACGCGCAGCAATCAATGGATACGAAGAAAGGCTTGGGTACGGGAGCGATTGTCGCCATTATCTTTGGTGGGATTCTAGCACTGCTGCTGGCAGTCGGTG